ATGGATTATTTTGTACTAGATGGTTATCAAAAGGAGATCCTGCAGATGTACTTTCTTGGGCACAAGTTTATAAAGATGTATTTGAAGATGATCTTTATGATGAAATTGTAAATGATTTAAATAAGATACCTTCAGATGCTCATATTGTAATTGAGTCAGAATGGTTTAGTTCATATTATCATGATACTGCTGCTAATATTAAAAGATTTGAAAAAATGGCTGAAGGATTAAAGAAATTAACTCAAGGTAGCAGATACCATTATTACATTGAATCATTAGATCAGTGGAATGATATACAAAATAATATGTCTAAACTTGTTTGGGATACTAATATGAATGATCTTGCTACAGAAGATTCTGAAGTAATAAATGAAGAAATGTATATTCAACTTAAAACTATGCTTGGTTGGGAAAAGACTGACGAAGGTTGTGGTTGGCAAGGTAATAGGGACAAAGAAAATATGAACTTAGCATTAGCAATGATTGCTAATTGTAATATTAAAGAGTCTCATACATACTTAGCTTTGTTATTTTCATTCTTAAGTGATTCTATGAAAGATGCCGGTATATGGAACAGTGTTAACTTTAAATCTGTAAGGAAGAAGTTTCAGAAATATATAGATTTTTCTGGTTGGAATTGGTGTCATGTTTATAATTATTTACTTGAAGAATTAATTAAAGATGATGCATTAACTGAAGTTGCTTGGAAAGAAATTGCTCAGAAAATGTATGATGATGTATTATCTGGTCAATATGGTGTTGATGGTAAGAATAATTTTAGCATTAGTCCTGAGAGTATCCAATTAAAACCGGAACTTAGAGCAAGAATGAAAGTTGAAGAACCTGTGCTTGATGACCTAGAAGCTATGGTTGATATGCATACTGAATCATATAGATTATGAAAATACATGTAGTAGGTTGTCCTAGAAATCCATCAACCAACAAAAGGCCTATAGAATCTTTTGCAATGGTTCCATATTATTTAACTACATATTTACATAGAAGAGGTCATGAAGTTTATTATTATGGTTATAAAGAATCAAATGTAGAATGCACTAAAAAATTCATATGTGCAGACAAAAAACATTTGAAAAAATATTATAAATATAATAATAAAAAAAATGGACATTCAGATATACAAGATTTTGGACATAGTGATAAGGGAAATCTTATATATCATCAAAATGCTTATAAATATTTAAAAGAAAATTGCAAAGCTAATGAACCTATTATATGTACTTGGTCAGGAATGGTTGAGTACATATATAAACAATCTAGATATTTTAATTATTTTAATAAGGTTATAGATGGTCATGTTGGTCATCATTGGCCTATTATAAATTGTCATTATACTGTTTATGCATCTTATGCAAATAAACATTATAATTATGGTAAGTTTTATAAAGAAAGAATTGAATATAGATATGTGGATGCTGTAATTTATCCTATGGCTAATGAAATGAAAAATTTTACATATAGAAAAAAGAAAAAAGATTATTTTTTATTTTATGGTAGATTACTTAAAATGAAAGGTGTAGGATTATATTTAGATTTAGCTAGACAATTTCCAAATAAAAAGTTTATAATTGCTGGGCAAGGTATATTTAAAGGAGGTATTCTTAATGATGGTTTTAGATTTAAAATGCCACATAATATTGAATTTGTAGGATTATTAGATTTAAAAAATAGAAAAAAATATTTATCTAATGCTACTGCAGTTATATCACCGTCTGAATATTGTGAACCTTTTGGATTAACAGCTATAGAAGCTGGTTTATCTGGAACACCTATTATTGCAACTGATCACGGAGGATATCATGAAACTATTATTAATGGATATAATGGATTTAGATGTAGTTACTATAGTGAATTTGTAGATGCTATTAATAATATTGATACAATTAAATCAGAAAACTGTAGAAAACATGCAAAAAGATTTACAGCTGAAGAATTAGTTAAAGATTGGGAAAAATATTTAAAAAATGTTGTTAAAGAAAATTGGTATTCACCATATAAAAAACCAGAATAATGATAGATAAAGTTAAAGAAGATTTGTTTTATAAGGAGGAGTTTAAGTTTAGTTACTCCTCCTTAAACAGGTTGTTATTTTCACCAAAACTTTTTTATAAAGATTATATCCTTAAAGAAAGGGAAACCAAGATGGAAAAACATCTGATAGAAGGTAGATTAATACACCTGTTACTATTAGAACCAGATCGGTTTGATGAAGAATTTGTAATGTCTCCATTAAAGATGCCTACAGATTCAGTCAAAAAAATATTAAGAATTGTCAGCAGTAGAATTGTTGACCCAAATAATTATATGAAGTTAAAAGATTTAGATGATCAAATATTAGAAGCTTTGAAAGAAGAAAACTTATATCAATCATTTAAGGAAGACCAAAAGAGATTAGATAAAATAATAACAGAAGAAAGTGAAGCGTATTTTAAATTTCTACAAACAACAGGTAAAACTATAATTGATGCAGATACATTTGCACGTTGTATGGATCGTGTTGTTATAATCCGGGCTAATGATGATGTAACTAAGTTGCTAATGCAAGAAGCCACTGATTTTGAAATGGATACTATTCAAGTATATAATGAAAAAAAATTAGATTGTAAATTAAATGATTATAAATTTGGATTAAAAGGCATAGTTGATAAATATATAGTTGATGATGAGTCAAAAACAATAACTATTGTAGATCTTAAAACTACTGCAAAACCATTAGATAGTTTTGCTGAAACAGTGGATTTTTACAATTATTGGCTACAAGCAGCTGTATATTCACTACTTGTTGTTAAAAATGTTGATGAAAATCAACAGAAATACAAAATTATTTTTAAATTTGTTGTCATAGACAAGTATGACCAGGTTTATGTCTTTCCTGTATCAGAAGAAACGTTAGTAAGATGGATGACATCTTTGAAAGAAGCATTACAAGAAGCAAATTATCATTACAGTGAAAGAAAATATGACTTACCATACGTGTTTGCTAATGGTAATGTAACACTATGAAACAAATTTATACACAATATTTTCAAAAAAGCAAAGTATTTTTATACCCTCTGCTAGGAGTAGCAAAGGGTATAAGATACGTGCCTATACAAACATATACATCTTGGAATGGACATCATGTTGGTAATGAAAATTTACTAATATGTGTTTATGCAATAGAACAAGATTCTAAAAAAACATTTGATACATTTCTAAAAAAACATTTAGAAAAAAATGAATTATTTCATTCTAGATATTCTGAAGATGATTTAGAAATTGTTACTTTTGATCTATCTTTTTTTAAAGGTGATTTAAGAAAATTTGAAAAAGGAAAATATTCTGAATTTTCAATTATGACTAAAAAAATAATTATGGATTTCTTTGGAAATACAGGAACTATATCAGAATATATAGAAAGCTATTTATATCCTGAAAAATATTATGAAGTATATTCTGAAATGCTTAATGTACCAATTTCACTTTTAGAAGAAGTAGTAGAATTATGTGATAAACCAAGCATAAAAAAAGAACATTTTAAAAAATCAACAATAGAATTAGAATTATTTAAATAATTTATTATATTTGTTTTTTAAATATTTTAATTATGACAGAAAAAGTTGGAAAAAATATGATTTTAATACATGCTCCTGATTTTCAAAGCATGGAAAAATCTTTTAAAATGATACCTATCACACTAGATTGTCCTTATGTAGAATGTATGTATTCTGCAAAAGATAATGTAATGGCGGTTATCACTAGAACTATGAAGCAGTCTTATCATATGGTTCCTAAGTTAGATGATAATGGAGATCCCATTAAAAGCAAAACTAAAAGACCAAATGGTAAAGATTTTAAAGAGGAAAGAAGATTAGTAGATACATTTTCAGAATTCTACTTACTTACCCCCGAAGAGATCAATGGTTTCATTGAATCTTTTGCAGTAAATGCAAAAACATTTGATTATAAAGCTTTAACTACACCAAAAAAGGATCCAAAAGATGAAATAATATCAGTTGGAAAACCTGAATTAGTTAAAAAAGCGTAAGTTTTGGTCAAACTTTAAAATGACCTATTTTTCATGTTGATAGGGAGCTGGTTTGTGTGACAGCTCCCTATTTTTTTTTAAATTATTTTATATGAATCACTGGGTAATGGACTATGAAACATTATCTAATTGTTTTGTGGGTGTATTTACACATTACAAAACTGAAGAGACTAAAATCTTTTCAATATGTAAACTACAGAATGATTTTGATAAGTTCATAGAATTCTTAAAAGAAAATATACAGAATAAAGAGTGGCATATATCCTATAATGGATTAGCATTTGATGCACAGATCACTCACTATATAATAAAAGATTATGAGAATCTAAAAATGATGGATGGTGAATCCATTGCTCAAGAAATTTACGGTTGTGCACAGAGATGTATAGAAAAAAGTAATAAACATGAATTTCAAGAGTTTCCTGAATGGCACATGTCTATTAAACAAATAGATGTATTTAAATTAAACCATTGGGATAACATGGCTAAGAGATCTAGTCTTAAGTGGATAGAATATACTATGGACTGGGATAATATCTTAGACATGCCTATACACCATGAAACAGAGATAAATACACAAGATCAGTTAGATCTAATTATTGAATACTGTATTAATGATGTGGAAGCAACTAAAGAGATCTTTAATAGATGTAAACCTTTAATTGCATTAAGAAAGAACTTAACTGAAAAATATAATATTAACTTGTTTAGTGCATCTGAACCAAGAATAAGTAAAGAAATATTTGCTTATTATCTTAGTAAAGAACTGGACATGCCAAAATATGAAATTAAGAAGTTAAGAACTTTTAGAAATGTAATTAAAGTAAATGATCTTATATTAGACTATATTAAGTTTGAAACACCTGAATTTAAAACTTTATTAGAAAAGTTTAGAACAGTAGAGGTAAATCCTAATTATACTAAAGGAGGATTTAAGTCATCTGTAAAATATAAAGGTGTAAAAACTGACTTTGGATTAGGTGGTGCCCATGGTGCTACTAAAGCTGGAGTGTATGAGTCTGATACTGAGAACGTTATAATGTCATCAGATGTTACCAGCTTCTATCCTAATTTAGCTATTGTTAATCAATATGCACCAGCTCATATACCTAAAGAAAAGTTTTGTGAATTATATAAATGGTTCTTTGATGAAAGAAAGAAGATACCAAAGAGTGATCCAATGAACTATGTATATAAGATTATCTTAAATTCAACTTACGGGTTGAGTAATGATAAGAACTCTTTTCTATATGATCCGCAGTTTACTATGTTTATCACTGTTAATGGTCAACTTACACTAATGATGTTGTATGAAATGATTATGACTAGGATACCAGAAGCTGTTGCTTTAATGCAAAACACTGATGGTGTTGAGACTATAATCCCACGGGATAAGGTAGACTTATATATGGAGATCTGTAAAGAGTGGGAGGAGATTACTAATCTTAACTTAGAACATGATCAATATAGTAAACTAGTATTAGCTGATGTCAATAACTATATAGCTGTTGACACTAATGGTAAAGCTAAATGTAAAGGTAGATTTGAATATGACGGGTTAGCTCTTCATAAGAACAAGTCTAAACTGATCATTCCAAAAGCATTGTATGCGTACTTTGTTGATGGAACTTTACCAGAACATACAATAAAACATAATAGAAATATTCTTGATTATTGTATAGGGGCTAAATCTAAAGGAGCATGGAGACAACACGCTATATATGTTAAAGATAAAATAGCAAAACAGGATGAATTGCAAAAAATAAATAGATATTATATATCAAATAAAGGATGTAAAATAGTAAAGATAAATAAAAATGACAAAAGAGAAATTCAATTAGAGTCTGGGCAATGGGTTCAAACTGTAATGAATAAATTAGAAACTAAAGAATGGTCAGACTATGACATTAACGAGAAATATTATCTAAATGCAATTGAGAAAGAAATAAATAACATAATTGGTGTAAAAGATAACCAATTAATGTTGTTTGAATAAGTTTTATTATTATATTTGTAAATAAGTCCAAGGGGGGCCAAAGGTCGTGGTTACACTTCATTCGTGCACGGCCCCCTATTGGCAATAAACTAACTAAAATTATGGGATACACAAGACCAACAACTACTACAAGAGATATGTTAGTGGCAGCACCACTACCTAATCATGGAAAAACTTATACAGTTATTCCTCATAAAGATGTCATAGATGTTACTAAAAATCTATTAGACAACAGTGGCTTTATAATAACAAAAGAACTTTACAGAGCAAATATGAATGCTAAAGTAGCACAAGGAGTATACCACCTTGCTTCAAATGAAGATGAAGAAATGGGCATGATGTTTGCCTGGACTAATTCTTATGATAAAAGTACACGGTTTCAGTGTGCTGTAGGAGCTTTTGTAAATGTATGTAGCAATGGAATGTTATGTGGAGACATGGCAAACTATGCTAGAAAACATACAGGTAAAGCAGATCATGATATTCATACTCAGATAAGCTCACAAATTAAATCAGCTAATAAGTACTATACTAAGTTAATTGATGATAAGAATAATATGAGAAAAATATTTTTACCTAAGAAAAGTCAAGCTGAATTAGTGGGCAGATTATTTTTAGATGAAGAAATCATAGATGCTTCACAAGTTTCTTGTATTAAAGCAGAAATGAAAGATCCATCATATAATTATAATGCTGATCTTAATAATGCATGGACATTTTACAATCATGTTACACATTCTTTTAAGAAATCTCACCCAAGAACATGGATGAGTGATCAAGTTAAGTTTCATGAATTTATGACTGCAGAACTATTGAGTCAATCTGGTTTACACCAAATGGATAAAAACTGGACAGATGCAAACGGTAATGGTCATGTAGAGGATGGAGTTTATGGATCTGCAGCAGTATATAGTCAAGCTATTATGACAGGATCAGACTTTGATGCTGATATGGAAGCTCAAGATTATGATACTTTTGAAGAATTTAAAATATGAGTTTAATAACTAAAGATATACGTAAAAGCATGAAGATCCGTCCATCAGGGCGGTCTTCAGACTTTATATCTCCTAGTTTTGGATGGGGATGTTTATATGACTGTTCATATTGTTATATGAAAAGGCACAAACCAAAAGGTTTATCTATACCAAAAAATGTTAATCAGATCCTTACAGAAATAAATACACATGTTATATTTGCACAATTAGAAACAAAAAAACCAAATCAAACACACTCAAAATACATTACTTATGATATAGGTTGCAATGAAGACTTTGCTCTTCATCTTAAACATCATGAATGGAAAAGAATATTTGAATTTTTTAAACATAATGATAAAGCAATGGGAACATTTGCAACTAAATATGTCAACCCAGAATTACTTAAATATAATCCAAAAGAAAAAATAAGAATTAGATTTAGCTTAATGCCTGAAGATAAAAGAAAACTGCATGAGCCTAATACATCTACAATAATAGAAAGAATAAAAGCAATAGATCAATTTATAGAAGCAGGATATGATGTACATGTTAACTTTAGCCCTATTATTGTTTATGATGGTTGGTTATATGACTATGATGAATTATTTTGCATATTAGATAAAGAGGTGAAAAATAAAAGTAAAGTTTTTGCTGAATGTATATTTTTAACACATGAAATAGACAAACATTATAAAAATCTTTTAAAACACCCTGAAACCGAAAAAGATTTAAGAATAGAAGAAATGCAAGAAGAAAAAATTTCACAATTTGGAGGTAATAATCTTAGATATAGAACAGAATTAAAAAGACAATTTATAAATAAATTTGTAGAACTGCATGATACGTTAATACCTTGGAATAAAATTAGATATATATTTTAAATTATGAAAAAAATTGGAAAATATTTAGTACATTGCATTAGATCAATAAGTGGTATATTTCTACTTGGGATCGTTATATTATTTTGGATAATAGGATTTATCCTTAAAGCTACAATAGAAATTGTTACGTGGCTTGAATTAAAACTAACTGAGTTAATGAAAAAAACATTTGGTGATGATATCAACAAATTAAATTAACTCTAAATACTTTTTTAATTATGAAAAAAACCATAAAAGTGTCATTAGATGACATGGGAATGCCTCGCATTCCAAAAAATATTATTAAAGGAAATGAAGTTATGGTTAATATGACAAATATTAAAACTTCAGAAAATCATGTTGATAACATGAATATAATTTTAGATGAAAATTAAAGACTTTAATAATCTCTTAGAAAAGAGATTTGAAAAGACTAGAGAAACTTATTCTAGAAAAATGAACGAATATGCTACTGATCTAGATGTATTCCAATCATTTAAAAATGGAGTAGGTTTCTCGTTTCATGATACACCAGAAGGTGTAGCTTGGGAATATGCTTGTAAACATTTTGAATCAATCAAAACTATTTTAAGCAAATTACCTAATGAAGTTCCTACAGATGAACTCTTAGATGAGAAAATAGGAGATGCCATAAATTACCTTATAATTCTTGAGGGACTTATAAAAGAAAGAGGAGATCAATAGTCTCCTCTTTTTTTAACAATATCTTAACATACCCATAACATACAATTCACATCTGTTTCGTATATTATTTATATATGGAAAAGAAACAAATAAATATTACAAATGCTTGTTATATACTATTAATGATAGTAGCCTTTAGTTTAGGAATAATAATTTAATTATCTACCTTGACCTCTATAAGGTTTTTTATAAGAATTTTGAGATTTACTAGCATTTTTGCTATGAACTCCTTTTCTTTTTTTACCACCTACACTTCTAAAAGTAAATGTGTTTTTCATTAATTAATCTTTCTATATTCTTTATTAATTCTTTTTTGTATTCTTTTTGTTTTTCCAGATTTACCCTTTCCTTTTTTAGCATCTTTTTCTTTACTAGCTCTTCTTTTATTAGATAATTTAGTGAGTTTTTTATTCCAGTTATGGCTTGGTGTATTAACTTCCCTCTTTATATCTGACATGTTATCTCCCTTTCTTTCCCCTTCTGTTTTTTTCTCCCCTGGAGTTTGCTCTCTTCCTGGTTCACCACCACTTTGATATTTTTTTGCACCACCATCGTTATACATTCCAGGTACTTTCATTCCTTTATGATTAACTGTTTGTGGACCACCAAATTGATATTTATTAGATTTATTTGTATTTGGATTAGATCTATTCTTAGTACCAGGATTGTCACCAAAATTTGTTTTATAATCTGATTTATTTGAATCAATCTTATCAGGAAATACAGCATTAGTTAAACCAGTCAGATCAGAAATTTCTTTTGCAGCAAGTGCAGGAAGAATCCACTTACCCATTCTTTTAATACCGCCCCAAGCTGAACTACCTAATTTACTAGCAGCGTCTCTGTTTGTAATTTCATTCTTTTTATTTTTAGAACCTGTTGGTCTACCTCTTTTTTTACCACTAGTAGGATTTTGATTACCTGATTTACCAGCATTAGGTTTGCCACCACCTTTACCACCTTTGCCACCTTTACCACCTTTTTTACCTTTGGGGCCACCAGCTTTCATTTTGTATAGTTCTTTTGCCATGATTATTTCTTTTTAAATTTTTCTACGGATCTACCACCAAAGTAGGCTCCTATTACTGTTATTAATACTAATTGTAAAAGATCTGTCCATTTCTCTTCTACTTCAAATTTAATTGTACCAGCATCAATAAATATTAATAACATAGTACATACTATTAAAAAAATAAGAACCATAGGTCTTACATTTTTACTTAACCAACTATCAGAATTCATGTCTGCCGTCCAACGGTCAGTTATGTTTTTTTCCATTTGAGCCTCATGACTCAATATAAGTTCTTTTAGCTTTCTTTTAGCTTCTAGTTTTTCATCTTTTGTTGTTACTAGGTTGTCTATGACCCCACCTACTGATTCTACCAAGTTGCTTCCTGCACTTGAAAAAATCTTTCCTAGTATTCCCATACTTTTTGTTTTTTAGTTTATAAAATCCCGTTGGGCCCACATGCCCCTCCTCTTTTTAATTCACCTCTTGATAAATCAGTTGTTCCATCTTCATATTCAACCGTGTGTTTTCCCGGTATATCTTGTTTAGCATTAGGTGAATCATAATTAGGAAACTCACCTGAATTTATTCTATTTAACATTTCCTCTCTAAGAGCAGGATTAGTAATTTGATTTGCTCTATTAGTATTTACATTAGTTAAACTATCTGTAGCTTCATTATATTTTTTAGTTAAATCAATATATCTTGTCATTCTTTCTTTAGATGAAGTAGGATTATGAATAACAGGAAATCTTTGATCTATGCTACCTTTAGATTGTATTTGTGCATTTTCAATTTCTTCTTTAAGTTTGGCATCATTATTACCACCTTCTTGAAATCTTTTTTTCATTTGTTTATAAAAACCGTCCATATTAATTTACTTTATATTTAACTTTACCATGTTCTATGTAAACACCTTTAGGTCTACGTATAACTTGTCCGTTAAGATTATATAATGTATTATCTTGAAGAGATTTTTCTATTATTTCTTCTATACCACTATTACATGGCATACCTGTATCACAATCTATATATTCAGTAAAAATAATTTCTTCATATTCTATTTCTATAATAGTGTCAGTAACAACTAAAGTGTCTGTAATAAAAACATCTACATATTCTGTTATGTATTCAATTACATCAATAAATAATGTATCAGTTTCAATAACTTCTACGTACTCTATAACCGGTACAAATACAGTGTCAGCATCTGAATATACTGTTACAGTATCTATTAAATAAACATACTCTGTAATAAAATTATCTACAAAAACAGTATCAAGAATAAAATTATCTACAAATATTGTGTCTGTAACAAATACATCTATATATTCTATTACATCAACATAAACTGTATCACATAATACCTCTATTGCACATTCTGCAACTGTAGTTGCAACAACATCATCTCCTTCATCAGAAGCGTCTACACAGTCTACATAATCATCATTAATCCATGATGCTTGAACACAACCATCTGGAGAATATACAGTCCAATTTTCTGGATCATCTCCACAATAAAAACCACCTGCTATAGCACAATCTAAACAATTGTTGCTTTCCTGTGAATAGAGTCCTAGACTCATTATCACAAATAAAAACGTAAATAACTTTTTCATATCTATTCTATTATTATTACTTTAATTGTATCAGCTTTAATTGTATCTTCATTACAGCAAGATTCTTCAATAATAGGTTTGGCAACATAATCAGGATTATATTTATCTCCAGGATTAAATATTCCGCATCCTACAACAATCAATACCCATAAAACTGCTAATTCTCTCATCATATTATAAAATTCCATGTGGTCCCACTGCACCACCACTTTTGTATTTTTTAGAACCTCCGTACTTTTTAATTGTACCTTTTTCTTTTTTCTTTAAAAAAATATCTGCTTGAGTTATTTGACCGTCTTTATTCATATCAGGAAAACCTCCTCCTTTTTTATACATTTTTTTAGAACCTCCATATTTTTTTGTATGAAAATCAGCCATTTTATCCATTTGTGGATCAGATGACATTCCATCACTTGGGCCAGCAACCGCATTTTTAATACCTGCTCCTATATTTCTAACGCCTTTGGCACTTTCATCTGCCCAAACACCTGCTGCTCTAGCTGGAAAACTTCCTTTCATAGCAGATCCAACACCTTCATTTCTAAGTCTACTCATAAAACCTCCTCCTGGTCCTTCAAAACCACTTTGAGCTTTACGCATTCCTGGAACTTTCATACCTTTTTCAGTATAAATAGGTCCTCCATCTTGTTTTTTATTACCATCTTTCCAATCAGATACTGAATACTTCTTTTGTCTAATTGGATCTGTTTCTTGTCTATGGTACTTTTTCTGTGGTTCTCTTTTAGAATTAGGATTTAAACCATACTGGTCATTTCTCATTTTAATAGCACCCCTAGTTTGATTTCTAACCTGACTACCAGTTCTAGATGTTCCATCAAACCTCATATTTTTAACTCTTGATTCTAATCGCTTTTCCTCAAATGACTTATGTTTTTTCTTATTTTTTGGTTTAGATTTACCAAAAATTCTTTTCAAAAGAGATCCACCCTTAGATCCACCTCTTTGATACTTAATTCCAGCTTTTTTCATATTTGCAGGCATAACTTTACTTTTTTAAATTTATAATATTCCGTGTGGTCCTTTTGCTCCACCATGTTTAAAATTAAACATGCTTTTAAGACCCCTTGCAGCTCCACGAGCAGCATTCCCAATTTGATTACCCGCCCACATTCCTGTGTTCTTAGCATAATCTCCTGGTCCATCAAAAGATGCAGGATCAACATATTTTTTACCATATTCAAAACCCTTTTGAGCTCTTGGTGTAGTTTCAGCCACTTGATCTTTAGGATTTATTTTGTAATACTCCTTATTAATTCTTTTCTGAACTCTAGACGTATCTTTACCCTTTTCTTTTCTTTTTGTTCTTTTTTTGGTTAACCTATTAAGTTTCTCATTCCAATTAGGTTTATCTTTTTCTATAGCATCCGTTGTTCTATCAAACGTAAATTTGTTGATATCATCATTTGTTTGATTTTGACCACCATCTTGCATCATACCAGGAACTCTCGTTCCTTTTGCATTATAGACAGGACCACCAGCTTGCATATGTTTACCTTTTTTATCCTTGAGGTTTCCTTTTATTTCCCAGTTAATATTACTTTCAGGTTTCTTTTTATCCCAAACATTTTTATATGGATTAGATTTTCTTTTCCACATTTCATTCATATTACTTATATCACTTTTATAATTAGGATTATATTGTTTACCACCTTCTCTTACTTGTCTATTTACTCTTTTTTCCATGTACTTATCAAGAAGATCTTTATCTTTCTTAGTAAGTCCTCCCGGCTTTCCTTTAGCTTTAGAAAGCTTAAAACCTCTTTTTCCTTTTGCTCCTCCTTTTTGATACTTATTATTTACGTTTCTTACAGTCATAACTTTTAACTTTTAATCTCCAAATGGTACATCTTCATTTAAATCTGAAGGTTCATCTTTACAAACATGATCATGACTTCCGTCACAACTATTATCTTCATTAGATGTAGTACCACAGACACAGTCTTTAGGAAGGTACTTATCATATATACCTTCCTTAACTGTTTTTACAAACAAAGCAAATTGATCTTTGGTGAACTCAGTGTAACCTTCGTCATCACCTCCAACAATAACTTTGTCTGAGTCTTTGGAAATGTCAATTGCAGGACAGCTTTTACAGCTTGCACAAAAAGTCATCTGAGCTCTTTGATCAGTGACCATAACATTTTTAAGTCCTTTCATTATATTTCAAATCCAAAGTTTAATACTATAAACCTAAAGCTTTTCTTCGGGTTCCAATTTAATTCAAATAGGGTTATTACCCCAAATCTTAATGTGAAGTCTACAATATTCTTTTTGTTACCTTCACGCCAACTGTTTATCCAGTTCATATATTACGGTTTTGGTTATACTATAATATACAAAAAAATTATCTAAATTGATAATTTAGACCAATATTAAATGTGTTTAGATTTCTGTCCCAATATTTCAACCATTCACTTTCAAGAAATATACCAAATGATTTATTTAATCTAACTCCAGCTATAACACCTATGTTATAATCAAACCATTGTCCATCATTAAAAGATTCATAGCTAAAATTATCATCCCCTTGGACGTGCCAATGATATGGCAATAAAGAAGCCCAGCTATGTAGCCAGTATTTAGGAGAATAATGATAGAAGTCTAGGCCTGCTATTACTGAAACAGTTCCCATATCTCCTATTTTATTAAACTCACGTTTATTAAAATCTCTAACTATATTTTCATAAACATGTGTTCTAAAGTCTAAATCAGAGTCTGCAACTCTGTTACCGTCTGGCCCAGTCCAGAAAAAATTCATTTGATCAACTTGAAAATCACCATCTAGATCCATAGAGTAGGCGTGGTCTGCATAACCATAGTCATAAGCTAGGTCCCACCAAAAATTATTTTCTAAATATTCCTCTATTGGATTAAATCCATATGGTCTATGTGTACGGTATGCTGTTCCTAAAGAAAGGTTCAGTCTAGCACCAACCTTAAGTCTACCTCTTAGTTCTGCTTGTGTATATTTAAGATCTATTAAACCGTTTTGTTGATGTTCAACTCTAGCAAGCCAATTGTCACCTAAGTATCTAACAAAGTATCGTTGATTATTGTAGTTTCTTAACTGTTGTTGACCTTCATCGTATTGTAATAAAAACTCAAAACCGTTAACTGCACCTATATTAGAAGATAGAGATACATTGTTTTCAGATCCATCGTAGAATTGTGTTACTTTTTTCTCATAAGAAAATCTGGCAATTTTTCGTATGCCAAATGTAAATCTATAATCAGGGGTAGCTTCAGGAGTAATGTTTAATACCTCACCATCTTGTCGTACAAAGTATCTAGATTCTGGAACAAGAGATGTTCCACCTGAAAAACTAGTATAGATAGTAGAGTATTTAAATACCTTATCAAAAGTTTGTTCAATTACTGATTGCGCTTGTATTGCACAGGAGTACAATACAAACACAATTAACATTTGTAAAAACTTATTCATCGTAATAAGTATTTTTATTAATACTTATCTAATGTCCATGTTCCGTATTCTACTTTTACAGTTCCACTGCTAGCAGTACCTTTTACAGCTCTAGAATCATGAACACAGAAAAAACTCATTTCTCCTGGTCCAACTTTTAAAGTATTATTACTATCAAACGTTATATCTAACCAAGATGACGCATCTGTATTTTTTATATACATATACATCCCATCACCAGCTCCTGAACCAGAAGGTGCAGTTGCTATTGTAGTAATAGTTGAAATAGATAATGTACCAGTTTGAATAGCAGGATTCTTTATATGTGCTATTTTAGATGAAGTAAAATTTACTCTATCTTTTGCTACACCAGAAGTTGCTAATTGCATTACGGTTGTTAAAGTTGCCATATCTTAAATTTATTTATTAATTAACACTTGTCTTTCTTACAGCATGATTCCTCACACCACTTTAAACATATATAGTTGAAAGTAACTATACATAATAATTTACATAAAATTTTTTTCATATTAAAATTTATCTAACATTAATTCGTTTATCTCTTTTTGTACTTTTTTAGGAGTTGACTCTGGACAAAGACTAAAAGATATGTCACCTTCAAATCTTTCTATTTCTTCTCCATCATTAAATACTATAATAGTAGGTAATACAGTTATCTTATTTTTTTTAGCCGCATTAGTATTAAGATCTATTCTATATACCTCTGCTTCTTCTAAATTTTCTAACCAAGTACACTCATTTTTAGAATTCCAATCAGCCCAAAACTCTACAACAGTTACACCAACTTGACTATTGTTAAATGTTTTGTCTGTTAAAACTGTTTGAGCATCTATAGTTGCACCTATCATTAAAAATATTGTTATTAAATATTTCATTTAATGTCATCTATTTTATCCTCTATCCTTATAAGTCTATCTTCCAATTTCTTTACATTTTCTTCAGTATTCTTTATAGAGAGTCTAATATTTTCATCCTTCATCTGAAATTCCATTCTTGTTACTTCAGGATCAGGAGGTGCAGGTAATTCTTTAGCTTCTGCTATATCAGCTTGTAGCATAAACCACATGCTAATAACAGTGGTCATTGCAAAACCTATACCTACTAAAGTTTTTATACTTACTTTAAAGCCTGTATCTTCATTTAACTCTTTTGCCATAACTATGCTGCTGAGAATACACCAACCTCCAATATAGGAGCTCCACTTGCTGAAAATGCTAATACATCTACTAAGGTTGTCCAAGGAAACATAGCCCATTCTCCACCTTGTAATATTATTTCTCCACCTACTGCTGCAGATAATTGAATTGTTATTACAATACCACCTTTAGCTTCTCTATTTCTTAAATAAACAATTGTACCTGTTGCATATTCATCAGCTTCAAGAATTTTTTCTCCTGCTGCTGAATTAGTATCTATAGATCTACTAGTTACACCTCCAGATACTGCAGTATATGTAAAACTTTTATCTATTGAAATAGGATCAGAAGTTATTCCTGAAACATCTGCTTTTAATTGTGCTGTTAATGTTGCCATATTATTATTTTTATTTTATTAATTATTATGATCCAGAAAATACTCCTACTTCTAATGTAGCAGCACTATCTACTAGAGCATGATATACTTTTATATCTGTAGCAGCCTTCCAAGGAAATACTGTCCATGTTAAAGGAGCTAAGCTTATATGTGTTGTACCAGCTGTTAACTCTACTTGAATTGTTTCAGTTGAACTCATATTTCTTAGATATATTACAGTTCCTTCAGAATAATAAGTTGCCTCTACAATTGTTAAAGCACTACCTGTTGCTCTTGCTGAAGTTAGTGTTTTGCTTGTAATACCCCCTGCAATAACAGTAGGAGACATTGTTATATCTAATGCAATAGCATCAGCTACTATATCTGATACTGTTAATTTAGTTTGCGCGGTTAAAGTTGCCATATCTTATTATTTTATTTATTATTCAAAAATTAACATCCATTCTACTAATGTAGTAGCAGATGAACATTCTACGTTTATATCTGATGCACCTGACCATGGAATCCATGCCCATTCATTATTATGTAAAAGACCTATTTTACTTTCTGCTCCTATTGTACCAAGAGAAACTGCTACTGTACTAGCTGACGCTCCAGCTGCATCTGTATTTTTAATATATAATTTACTAGCTTTATTATCTGTATAAGCAGCATTACCTAAAAGTAATGTTACAGTTGAGGCTGCAAAACTTTTTCTAGCTAGACCGGTAGTTTTGGTCATACCATCTGTAGTTCCTGCATCATATAAAGTTGTTGTCTCATCTATAGCTATTGCAGAACTTGTTAAACTATCTGCTGCGCTAGTTATCTTTAATTGTGCTGTTGTTACTGCCATATCTAATTGTATTTCATTTTAATAAAACCACCTCGTCTTAATGACTCAGCTTTTTCTTTAATTGCTCTTATATCTCCTGGTGACATCTTTCTATTATTAGGAGGATTCATTTCCATAGGAGTTAGTGGTCTGTTTCTTTCATTAATAACATCAAACGCTGATCCCCCCATTTGTCTAGGTGTATTTGCATTTGTCATATCTTTTTGTGGTTTTCTACCAGAATTAATAAGTTGTTGCTGTGCAGATTCTGCTGCTTGAACTTCCATTTGCTTTTTTAATTCTATATTTTCTCTCATTGCTGCCTCAACAGTATTTATTAATGACTGTTGATCTTTCATGCCTTGCATATAAGTTTGTGCTTGACTTCTAGCTCTTTCATCTAACATTAGGTTTTGATTACCACCCAACATGCTATCTCTTTGCCAAAGAGCAAAATTATTTTGATCTTTCATAAGATCTTGTTTTGCTTTTCCTAAAGCATCTTGATTATATTGCTGCCTTGTCATTTTAGACATTTGCTTCTTAGGAGTTTTACCTCCTTCCTGAAACATACCCGGAACCTTAGTTCCTTTTCTATTAAATACAGGTCTAGCCATTATACTCTTTTTAATCTATCATTTTCAGCTTCAAGTGATTTAACTCTTTCACGCAGAGTAGCAACTTCAGCTGTTAATTCAATTACTTTATCTCGGAGATCATCTTTCTCTGCAGAACTTGCACCTAACAAGTCTTCTAATTTGCAAATTCTTCCTTCTAAACTATTAACGTAAGCTCTTTCTTTTTCTTCAGCCATGGATTCTTTATTATAATTAATATTAAGTTTTGATCTATAATATCTCCACGCTTCTGTACTAAACAATACTGTTAAGGCTGTAATTATAACTGTAAAGATGTACTCCTCCATAATATAATATACTAAAAAATTACCATTTTTAAAATTAACTTATGGTTATTCCATATTTATTTCCTAAATATACCTTTAAACCTGCTAATTCATCATCAGTTATATATCTATCATACATAATAGTTTCATATATTCCTCCTTGCCAACTAGTTTCCATAGTACCAGTAGCATAATTTCCACCTATACTTAAAAAAGAAGAACCACTTAAAGTAGTTGATAAACTACTTGGATTATTAAAAAGAATATCTCTATCAAAACCTGTATCTGTATCTGTTTGAACAACCCCATCTACCTGCATTGTCATATTGTTTGTTCCTGATGTGGCTCTAAACATCATTACATGAGGATTAGTATCAAGAACGTCATTTTGTATAGTAGTTTCTAAATCTATTCCTCCTGATGGAATTATTGCTTGAAACATAGAATATTTGTCTGATGTGTTATTTTTAGTTATACGAACAATAGATGATTGTATATTATTATTTGTTTCATTACCGTTTAAATACAAAGAAACATCATGATTTACATCTATATCAGAATCATCATGTTTTAAAACTTGTATTATTGTAAAATTATCTGATGTAAACTTTACATCAGAAAAATTATCATCAGCAACACCACCGTCAGTTCTAGCTGAAGTACCTATATTACCACTTAAAAAACCTTTAGAATTATCTGTAGCATCATCTCCAAATTGAATATATGGTTGACCACCAGATCCACCGGTTTTAAAAGTTCCTCCATAAGAACTTCCTGCTACTGGTGAGCGTGCAAAAAATCCTAATACATCTCCATTTTCATTACCATTAGCTAGATTACGTGCCCATTCTACATGATCATTGTTAGCAGTAACTGCAACTGTACCATCTCTGTCTTGGCGTAAACTATTCATCCTTGTAAAGTCATACCACATAACTAATCCATGTATTGCACTAGGATCATTAATTAATGGATTTTTAGAAAGACCAAGTCCTAAACCTATGTTCATATTTAAGATTTTTTATATGCTATACATGATCCACTATCTAAACTTATTTTTGTAAAGTCGCCATATATAATTGCTCCATTTGGAATTACAAAATCAGCATCAAAGTCTACCATTCCACCACCAAAAGTACAATCACTTACATCTAGCTTGCAAGAATTAATACCTTGTATTGCATAAAAACCTTCAGTATGTGCACTATTTGAGGTGTCATCTATAAACTTAGCACCAGATTTTCCAAACTCTTGGATTGATTCACCTCTAATTAAGTTTATTAATTGATTACCTTGTTTATCTGTAAAATTTGCCATAACATTTTTTTTATTATATTTGTATACTATAATAATATACAAAAAAAAACAACAATATGAAAAGATATGAACTAGGTTTTGAACCATTACCACATAGCCCTCTTATTGGACTGCATATTCAACAATGTGAAATACAAATAGAAGATGAAGAATGGAATCCAGCAATAAAAATTGAGTTAGGTTTTTTATTTTTTATAATTAACTTTACATATATTAATTTTAACTCATAATTTTTAACTATATTATTATTACCTGTTTATCTCAGGAAACTACATTTATTAACTATTAAATAACAAAAGCATGGAATTAAATAACAAAATTCTTAGTGATATTACTGTCCATATGAAATATGCACGGTATAATGCAGAATTAAAAAGAAGAGAGACCTGGAAAGAATTGGTCACTAGAAATATGGAAATGCACATAAAGACATATCCAAAACTTATGAATGAAATTATAACTGCATATCGTCATGTAGAAGACAAAAAAGTATTACCATCTATGAGGTCAATGCAGTTTGGTGGTAAACCAATTGAGATTAGTCCCAATAGAATATATAACTGTGCATACCTTCCTATAGATCATATAGATGCTTTTAGTGAAACCATGTTTTTATTACTTGGCGGAACTGGTGTTGGTTACTCTGTACAAAGACATCATGTTGATAAACTTCCATTAATTAATAAACCATATGTAAAAAGAACTAGACGTTATTTAATTAGTGACTCTATTGAGGGGTGGGCAGATGCCATTAAGATGTTAATGAAATCTTATTTAAATGGTAAAAGTTCACGTATAGTATTTGACTATTCAGATATTAGACCTAAAGGTGCAAGGTTAGTTACATCAGGAGGTAAAGCCCCTGGACCACAACCATTAAAAGAATGTATACTTAAAATTACAGGCATACTAGATAACAAAGAAGATGGAGATGCATTGTCTACATTAGAAACGCATGATATTGTCTGTCACATTGCGGATGCTGTATTAGCTGGTGGTATTAGACGTGCTGCATTAATTAGTTTATTTAGTGCTGCTGATGATGAAATGATATCTTGTAAAGCTGGTGCTTGGTGGGAACTTAATCCACAACGTGGTAGAGCTAACAACTCTGCTGTTCTTATGAGACATAAGATAACTAAGTCTTTCTTTATGGATCTATGGAAAAGGGTAGAGCTAAGCAAAGCCGGTGAACCTGGTATATACTTTAACAATGACAAAGACTGGGGAACTAATCCTTGTTGTGAGATTGCCTTACGTCCTTTTCAGTTTTGCAATCTTTGTGAAGTCAATGTAAGTAACGTTGAGTCCCAAAAAGATTTAGAGTCAAGAGTTAAAGCTGCTGCATTTATAGGAACACTTCAAGCAGGATACACTAACTTCCACTATCTCAGACCAGTATGGCAAGAGACTACAGAAAAAGATGCATTAATTGGTGTGTCTATGACTGGTATAGGATCTGGTAGAATACTGGGTTATGATATGGAAGCAGCAGCTTCTGTGGTAAAGAAAGAGAATGCAAGAGTGGCTAAGTTAATTGGAATTAAGAAGGCAGCTAGATGCACAACAGTAAAACCTGCTGGTACAACATCATTAACATTAGGAACTAGTTCTGGCATTCATGCATGGCATAATGACTACTATGTAAGAAGAATACGTGTAGGTAAGAATGAAGCTATATATGGATATCTTGCTAAGAATCATCCTGATCTAGTAGAAGATTGTGTTTTCCGTGCTCATGATACTGCCGTAATAAGTATACCACAAAAAGCCCCGGAAGGCTCTATCTTAAGAACTGAATCTGCTTTTCAACTATTAGAAAGAGTAAAGAGAGTAGCAACTGAGTGGGTAAAGACTGGGCATAGAACCGGGTCTAATACTCATAATGTTTCTGCTACAATTAGTTTAAAAGATGAAGACTGGGATCTAGCTGGTGACTGGATGTGGAAAAACAGAGATCACTATAATGGTCTAGCTGTTCTTCCATATGATGGTGGTACATATACTCAAGCTCCGTTTGAAGATATTGATGAAGAGAAGTTTAATCAAATGGCCAAGTCACTAATGGATATTGATCTGTCTAAAATTGTTGAACAAGATGATGAAACTAATTTAACAGGAGAACTAGCATGTGCTGGTGGTGCTTGTGAAGTCAAGTAAGTATTATTATTTTGAAAAAGGCAAGATGGTTATGACTGCAGCATACCACCGTAAAAGGGGGTATTGCTGCGGTAATGGCTGTAGACATTGTCCTTTTAAACAAAAGGAACACCAGGATCAACGCCCACGGCCTTAAGGTCTTCAAAAGTTCCAATAACATAATAGTCATTATCAGATATATATAAATCAAGAATAGTACCAAAGTCTCTTTTAAGCTCTTCATACTTATCTTTATCTATCTTTATTATTTTTTTATGTACTGGCATTACTTAATGTGGAAATTTTTAATTGTATCATATGACCACCATCTATTTAGTGCATATAAACCAGGAGCTACATCTCTTAATTCTTTGTTTAACTTTAATGAACCTTTTTTATCTCCTCTTTGATATGTTACACGTGAGTCTAAATAAAACTCATCTTCATCTTTTACTATATATAAATAAGGTGTTTGTACCATACTAACTAAGGCGTCATTCATTTCACCAAGCATTCTAATAGAACTAATAGGGTTTTTCATCATGTTGTATGCTTCATACCATCCTACTACAGGCATAAATTGAATCATTTCTCTACGTTGTCTGTCTAATTGAAATAATAAAGCATTCTCTGCTCTTTTTCTAGCAACTGATTTATCCTCATCTTCATCATCAAATAAACTTGAAACTATAACTTTTAACATAAATGTTGCCATGATAAGAGTAAGTTCTGCTGTAGTTCTATAAATATTTTCCATTTTCATTTTAGCCTTATCAGGATCTTGTGATTCTTTCCATTCTGTAGCTGCTTTTCTTGCACTTAAAAGATTCTTTGCAACATGTCCTGCAAAACTTACAAAAGTTTTATATCTTCCCTCAACCCATCCTAGGTTTTCATCAAAATATTCTTCTCTATATCTAGCTTTAATTGCTGGTGCAATCCACTTATGAAACTGTGCAGCCAAATGACCTAATGAATGAGATTGCATAACCATCCTATCTTGATATGCATAGTTACCATGAATTTGTTTATTTACTTCTCTAATATAATTTCTTGTATCATATCTGGCATTTTCATCCCATTTAGTTTCTTTTCCTGATTGATAATTAATTAAAGTATCATAACCATCTTTCATAGTAAGTTCACCTGTTTGTTGATTATATTGATAGGCATCAAATAAAGATATTACATCATTTGTTTTACTATTTTTTATTTTAGTTGACATTAATGTAGCCATACCAACTTTAGTTTGTACATTATATTCAGCAGCATCCTGTAACATATAACCCCAACCCATTGCTCTTCTAATTGTACTTTCTTTTTTAGATCCAAGTTGATTTTGCTCTCGTATATCTGCTTTATCATCCATCATTCTAAACAAATCTACAAGTGCTTCATATTTACTCCCCGGTCTATATTTATCATATTGACTAGGTCCTAGCCCTGTAACATCTCCTACAAATGTTTGACCATAGGCAATCCTTTTAAAGAAATCAGGAATCATTCTTTTGTTAAATTCAACTGTAGCTCTAACACCTGCTTTTCTATCATAGTATCTACCTCCCATTGTTTCAACAAAATTATTTAATCTACCTATAGCGTAGTTATTAATATTACCAAAAGGGTTCATACCTACATAGGTAAGAGATGTATAACTAATTAAACCTTTGGTAACTTTATCAAAAAATCCTTGAGTTTCTTCATCATTATCATAATAAACCATCTTCATCCACTTCTTAGCTCTTCTAACTATTAAAGGGTCTTCTAATGCTGTTTTAGATTTAATACCAACCTTCTTTAATTTTCCTTTAACAAAAGTAGTAATCTTACTTCCATCTGATGGAGAATATTCTCTTTTCTCAAGAACCTTAACCATTGCACTTAAAGTATCTTCAATACCATTCATAATCTCATAGTGTTCAGCCATTGAACTAAACTTTATAAGATTGTCTGCCATGTCTGTACTAATTTCATTAAGAGCTGGTCTTGATTGTATTTTGTTTCTTTTTCTTTTTAAGTCTTCAGTTTTTTCATTAAACTCTCCCTCGGTTATTTCTTTAGCTTTACGTTTAGCAATTAAAGAATTTATTTCATTATCAATATTTTGTAATGTTTCTTCATTTTTAGGATTACCAACATAATATATAGGAAGGGTATTTGTAAACTGTCCATTCTCATCTGTTAATACAACTTTAGTTTTATAAGTTTTAGTAAAGAAATAGTTATATGTATTCTTTGGAATTGAAATAACTTTAGACCAAAGTGACCCAATTATATTAGGTGCATTTTTTACCTTACGTAAACTAGTCTCTTTTATTAAAGGTATTCTACCTACCATTTGATGATTAACATGCATAGGTAATTTCTTTAATAAGTCATTCTCAAACATTTCAACATACATTTCATAGAACTCTTTTTGAGCTTGAGCTAATGCATTACCTGCTGGAGGATTCATTAATTTTTTATATTTTGCAGATCTCATATCTTTACCTTCAGAAGATATTTGTCTTTTTTCTACATACTCTGGTTTTACAAATGGGTCTGTCATTAATTTAACATGACCATTCATTTCATCACGGGTATAAGAAGCTTTGTAATATTCTTTTGTTTCATAGTATTTAGTTTGAAAAGATGCAAAATCAATATCATTAACTTTTGCTTTCTTTCTCCATTTACCTTTTCTAAATACCATATATTTAGATCTTTCTGTTAAAAATTCTTTTGTATACTTATGATACTTACCATCATATCTAACATCATTTAAAACTCTTTCAGCTTTAGCAAAGTCACCAAATGCTTTTCTAGCAGCATGTAATTTTTTATTATGATCTATTTCTGTTTTTGTAAGATCAGATAAATTATCTTTTACTACATACTCTAATGGATTTCCATCTTCATCTCTTAATGCATCAGATAATGCTTTTCTCATTTTATAATATTCTTGACCAATAGCTTTAACATAGTGTCCTGTTGGTAAACCATTATCATCAAGAACAAGCATGAAATCATAATTATTACCTCCTAATTTTTCTATCTTTTTTGCTAATTTTCTTACTGTAGCATTTCTCATTTCAATCTTATCAAGCACTTCTTGAACTTTACGTTTATATAATTTATCCATTAATGCTAATATAGTATCTCTAGATGTAGCCATGTCTCCAGTTTGATACTCTAATAAACCAATATCTTTAGCTGTAAGAAGCAAGTTCTCTAATTCTGCTTCTGAAAAATCTCTTGATGAATAATTATTAATAAATGTTTTAACATAGTTGTCTATAGCGTCATTTATAATTCCTTCTTTTCCTTCTTTTATATTACCTAATCCATCATATTCACCATTAACTTCATTAAGTTTTTCTATTAACTTTAATATTAAACTTTTTTGCTTAGACTTAAGACCCGCTATATTTTTAATACTTGTCAAACCTTCATAAGTACTTATCATTTTTTGAAAGTTTAGAATAACAGATATATATTCTTCAGAGTTCCAGTTGTCTTCGTTATGTGCATACTCTATAAACTCATCCATAGTTTCAATTGCTTGCTCAAGTAATTTACTATATGCCGGACTGATCTCACCTTTAACTATTGCAGCATTAATCATAGATGATGTTCTCTGTATTTCAGAGATCATGTCCTGTTTACTTCTTATAAGCTTTGTGCTATCTGTTAATTTTGAAATTGCTTTATCTCTAGCAATTAATGCAACATCATAATTCATCATTACTTCAAGCACAGATTGTTCTGTTTCGTGTGCTAATGCTTGTTCTTCTGCCTGAGCTTCATCATCATTTAATTCTGTAGGATTTACATTAGCTCTTTTAAACGCGTCATCTAATTTTTGTTCAGCATAAGGATCAATAAAAGGCGTTACAATTTGTTCTAAAGCATAGGTACCATTATCAAGTTTTACATCTTGTGATGGAGCATGATTTATTTCATCTTCTAATACAAAGTCTTGTAAAAATTTTTGATTTTTACCTTCACCTTTCATACGTACATTCACATGTAATGTAGTTGCTTGATCAACACTAAAACCCATATTTTGTAGTATTGTTCTATATGAATTAACCTGAAGGTTTTGCAATTGTCTCTTAGAAAATTTTTGCTGATCTTCATGTTTTAAAGCAGGATTATAAAACATACTACCATATGTTACAGGATATTTTACATCTTGTTTTAATTGCACACCTTTACTATGCATTTCATATATAGAATTTTTACTTGTTTTTAAATCTATAATATCCATTGACCCATCTTTATTAACCATTAATAAATCAATAGATCCTGCTGTTTCTGACACAGCATCTGCAATAACAACTTGAGGAATTAAAAGACCTGATCTAGATATACCTTTAAGTCTATTTGTAATATCATTATAAAATCTTCTAGCAGTTTCTGGAGTTAAAATTTTTAAATCTAAAGTACTTATGTCTTCACCTAAAGCATATGCCTCAACTATAGAATCCATTTCATTTCCAAGTTCTACATTTAGCTGAAAGTCTTTTTCAGGAACATATATTTCTGTTAAAGCATCTCCTGCAGAATCTTCTAGTTTTCTTAAATTAGTACCTATAGGATTTAATTTTTCAAGTTCTTCTTTACTAGTATCATATTTTTTTAATACATCATTTAATTTTTCACCTTTTTTAAGTTGATGACTCTTAGACATATAGCCACCTGCCTTTGTAGTTACACCATTATATTCTTCTAATGTTTCTATATTAATATATTTGTGATCTGTTTTATTTAATATAACTAATGGATGATTTTGACTACCTGTTATACCAACAGTAAAGTCTCCATATTGTTTTGCTCTATCTGCTATAGAAGCATGAAACAATTGTTCAAGTACAATTTTTTGTTGTGGAGATTGAGCCTGTCCTTTTAGCTCTTCATAAACAGCCTTTTTCTGTTTAGTCATACTATAATAAATACCTGTGTCTCTTTTAATTGCTTTTTCAAGATTAAAGCTTAAACCTCCTGTATTAAGTAGTTTAGCAATATCTGACATGTTAGTACCAGTACGTATCATTCCGGGAGATAGCTTTAAAGATTCACCTGTAACGTATGCGTTTAGATCCTTAATTATATCCAGTAACCATTGTAAAATTTGTTTAACTTTATATCTCCAATCCATAGTTGGTTGGGTTTCATACTCTTTTTTAAAGTGTCTAGATAAAGATTGAGTCACAAGTTCTTTGTCTCTATATGTTTGATCAAAACCATCTTTATCTCTGTATGCTCTATCAATCTCCTGTCTTAGTGTTGGAAATGTTTTTCTTGCTTCCTTAACTAATCCAGGAAATAAATTAATACCATCTGCCTCAAGAGCATTAATAAAAGGATGTAAGACTTCTTCAATTGCTGTTTCTGAAGTTACACGTCCTTTAATTAAAACGGCATAACCTAATGAATAAAAACTTTTTATATTTTTAAAGTCTTGTTTTTTTTCTGTTCCATATTTAAATTGTGGTAATGCATCATATGCTTGCTTAGCTTGTGTTTCATCAAGAACTCTAATTTTTACATCAGGAAATAATCTTGTTAAGTGAGAAATAATATCTGCAGTATGAACTGTATCTTCAGAAGGTAAAATATTATCTTTAGTTTTTAATTTTGTGTGATCAATAGAAATCCTAAATGCTTTAGTAGTTTCTTCCATTATAACTGCATCTGGAGTTATTCCCCATACTTCTAATAATCTTTCTATTTTCTTTTTATTTAAAGCTAATGTAGCTGGATCAGAAACTGTAGATCCTTGAGGTGTATTATTAACATAAAACTTACCATGTAATCTACTAATAAGTTTTTTATCTCTTAAGTTTTCTAATATAGTTTCTGCTAGAACTCTACCTTGTATACTATTAAAAGCATTTTGTTTTTGTAAAAACGCTTCTGCTTGTGTTATTGTTGGTATAAGATCTGAGTTGTTTACTTTTTGCCAACCGTTGATAATACTATCTACTACAATTGGTTTTTCAAATTTTGCTTCTAAGGCTTGATACTCTGCGGTATTCTTATTAAAACATGTGGCCATTTTTTTATGGAATTAAATTAATAAATTATTAAAATTACTTATAACATTTTTGCATTTGTTCTAAAAACTGTTCTAAGTTAAACTGATTATTTGAATCTTCATAATGTTTTATAAGATCTTTTAGTCTATCTCCTCCTAACTTCATGCTTGATATTATTTTTCCTTTTTGCATATCTGTTAAATCTCCCCACACTTCTGCTAATTTAAACTTATCATTTTGATTAACATCTTTAGATCCTATATCATCTTTAGTTGTACTTGCTTGTACATTGTCTGCTTTACCAAAATTAAGTACAACTTTTTTTGGTGCTTGTTCTTCTAGTCCCTTTCCTTTTATATTTTTATTCACAATTTCTTCTGCTTTATCTATAGTGGTATCACCAACTATTTTATCTTTTTTTATAGCTCTTAAACCTTCATTGCTTGCAGCTACTCTTTCTATATCAGTATCACTAAGAGTTTTTTTCTTTTCATCTTTTATCCACTTGTTTAATTTATCTTTTGTATAGTTTTCTTTATACTTAGATAGATCACCAAAGTTATTACCTTTTATTGAAACTTGTTTTTGTTTTTCTCTAATTGTTTTGTAAGATGTTCTTCTTTGTAATTTTCCATCTTTACCAATATTAAAAATAAATGCTATAGGTGTTTGTTGTTTACTTCCATAAGGATCAAATTCTACATATTCAGCTCTTGTTCCATATGCAGCACTTTGTGCTTCATCTACATTAAGCATATCTTTTTGGGCTTTATATTGTCCTTCTGTATATGGAGTAAATATTTTTTCTAACCTGTAGTGTTTTATTTCTGTCCCGTCATCAACTAAATTACCTTTGTCATTTCGTTTTTTTACTGGAACCTCTATTTTGACCGCATAAGGAAATTTATGAATCTCTTGAGTCTGACCCTCATAATCTACTTCTACTGCTCTAAAACCTGCAGAATTAATTTTTTTAGAATTTTTCCACATCTTACTCTTTTTGTCATACTTATTCCATTTTCTATATTGTTTTTTACCTTCTTTATATACTATTTTACTTTGTCTAGTACCCGCTGCTTGATCTATAATAAGAGTATTATCTTCTAAGTTTAATACTACAGGAGACATTCCTGGTGACTTAACTCCTTCAATTGATGCAGCAACATCTGTATCTATTTTTATAATTTTTTTATCTGTTTCTTTTATATCATAAACATATAATGTTAATTCATTTGTTGTATCTCTTAACCAGTCTTTAGTAAAATTATATTTTGCATCTGCCACTTTTTCAAAACCTTCTGACTTTATCATTTTTTCTTTACCTCCAGCTTCTTCAATGTTTAATTCTCCTCTATTTGTAACTTCATAAACTACCATCTTTCCAGTCTTAGGATCTTTAAACTCAACTAATTTAGATTCTCCTACATTTATGTTTATTTTTTTAGCACTTTCTTCTCTTCTAACAGTTGTGGTTTTTTCCCCTTTTATAATTTTCTTTATGTTGCTTTCATCCATTGGTATATTAGCAGCTGTACCTGGTTTTGCTTTTTTCTTTACAGTTGGATTTTTAAATCCAAATTCTTCTAATAATCTTTTTTGTAAAAAGTCATAAGTCTTTGGTGCTTTTTCTTTTAACTTATATATATCTTCTACACCTACACCCTCTTCATTAAACACAACAGTAGCACCTGTTTCTTCTCCTGCCTGTTTTATTGCTTCTATAGCATCATTAATTTTATTTTGATTATCTTCAAGTTCACTATCAGTATAGTAAGAACTATCATCCATACCTTTATTCTTTTTAACAGGGATAGCAAATACATTAGGTAAATTTCTAAGACTACTAAAACCAACATTACCTTGTTGAGCTTCATTATCTGATATAACAAATATTTTATTTGATTGTTCTTCTATTGTATTCCTTTTTAAATTCTTTTTTAATTCTACTTCACCTTTAAAATCATATTCTTTCTTTTGTAGAACACTAACATATACTACTGTTTTATCTTTATTTGTTCTATTTAATTTTTGCAATAAATGATCAGCTGATGATGATTCAAAATATAATAATGAATATTCTGCTAATTCGCTAAAGGTCATACCAAAAATGTTTTTATAGTCTTCATCTAAACCTTTATACCCTGCTTTTGCTGGTGGTTGTTTTGCAAATAAATTTGCCACATCAGAAGAAGCTTGTAAAAATCTTTCAAGTAAAACTGGAGGAACTATATTTAAATATGATCCAGCTCTAAATTGAAAACCATCTTTAACTAATAGGTAATTTATTAAATGTGTTACTGCAGCTCTTGATTTTTTGTCACCATCTAATAATGAAACTAACCCTGCTTGTAGTTTTTGAATTTGACTATCTTTTAATTGTGTCCATGAATTAACTTTAGCTCTATTTATTCCAGCTTTATTAACAGCTGTATTGGCTTTATCATTAAATAAAAACTCATTAATAAAATCATTTTTAATACCTTCTTTTTTAAGATAATCTCTAAGACTTGTTATTACTTCTACAATATCTACTGGTCCATCCATTTCTGGATATATTAAAGAATTTCTAACAGAAGATAATGCTTCTGGATCTGCTATATCTTTTAGTAATTTTATATATGCAATTCCATCAACAAAACTTAATAAGTCTTTTCTAGCTTTTGATCTTGCAGCTTTTGCAAGAGCTGGGTTTAATGCACCCATGTTAGCACTTATAACACTATTAATCTTTTTAAAGGGTTGAGATGCATATATAACTTGTTTTTGTAATAGTTTTTGTGTAAACTGTTTCCATATTCCATAAAAGGTGGATTGCATTGTTGTACCTTTTTTTGGTTTAAATATTTTTCTTACATCAATAGATAATTCACTTTCACCCATTTCATTATCTGAGGCTTCTATACCTAAAGAAGCAACAGAAGCTTCAGCAGCTTCAACAGCGTCTACATCTCTACCCATACCTTTAAACATATTTGCAAAAGCTGATAACTCTTTTGTTTGTTCAGATATAGTTATCATATTTAAAAACTGATTAAGTATAGCAATTTCACTTCTAATATAATCAGTTGACATTCTTGTACCAGTCTCTCTTGCTTCTTGTTCTAATGCCTCATAGTTTTCTATATGTTCTTCTAATAATGAATCATTAACAGGAACTTGTTTGGCTTCTTTAGCTATTTCTGAAGAGTAGCTAGTTAAACTTTTTAATCTTTTTATAACTAAACCTTTAATACCAGGATCAGTAGGTTTATCTTTATGCATTGCAGAAAAATACATTTCTTTTATTTGAGGATGGTTCACTAACATAACACTTGTATAAGGATCTATACCTAACGCAACCATATTTGCAACAACCCCTAAAGCATGTTTATTTAAACCCATTTTTCCAGCAAGAACATGTTTACCGTTATCTGTCATACCAGTTATAAATGAAGATATCCAATATTGAACTCTATCTCCTTGTTTATTTTGCTTACCTGTTTTAGGATCTATAATATAATCTACATCATAAGTATTATAACTGTGACTATTAAATCTAGGAATAGGAAGAGATACAAAATCATTTTTTTCTCTAAGTGATATTTTAAAATCTTTTAACCATCCTAAATATACATTTGGTAATACAACTGATCCAATATTTCTTGCGCCTTCTTTTACATTAGTATATGCTATGGTCTGGCCATTCATATTATCTATATCCATACCAGCTTCTCCTGCTTTTGCAGCTAAAGTTGGAAGTCTATCTTTTATTTTTTCCCACATGTCAGCTAAAGGATCAATTACAGCTGGTTCATTTTTAATACCTAATCTACGCCCAGGTAATACTTTAGTCATACCATTATTACCAAGAAGAGCAAATTTATAATCTAATATATTATTATTGTAACCACCAGCATAAGGTTCAGAATATAAAACTCCTGTTTGTTTTTTTCCTTTAGAATCTTTATATGTATATTCTTTTTTATTTGATTCTCTAAATTCTTTATATTCATTTTTTGTTACAGGTAGTCCTAAAACTTTTAATGCTCCTGCTATATGTTTATTCTTTCCAAAGAATTCCATGATTTGTGCATCAGTAGCTTTTTCATTTACATCTATTTCATCTTTATATAAAGGATCAAATCCACCTGTTTCATTTTCATTTTTAGTTGGATCATAATCATATCCATTTTCTTTTGCCCATTTAGCTTTTACATTTTTAGGATCTGTTCCAGATAGTAGTCCAGATTTTTTATCCTTAGTTGCCCATGTTAAGTATTCATCAAATATAACATCAGCAGGTTTTTCAATTTCATACTTGCTATCATATAAAATACCCTTATTACTTCTCCATTTTTTAACAGCCATTGCCATGGAAGAACCTTTATCATTTTGATATTCTAGTGTTTTATATCTTATATAGTCTGCAAATTGTTCATTTAAAGTAGCACCTTTACCATATTCTTTAAAATTACCTTGAGTATCAGTATAAAATTCTTTGTTTTGAATATATAATTTATCAATATCAAAGTCAGCTCCTGATACTTCAATTAGTTCTCTAGGAAATACTGCAGTAGATCCTTTAGCAGCTGACATAAAATCAACAATTTTTAAATTTATTGCTGAGTGTTTATCTTGAGAAGGAATACGTACACCAAATTGTTTTGCAATAGCATCTGGTATAGGTTTAGTAGGATCTAAGTTTTCCATTATTTCTCTGAAGTGTGGTGGTAATATAAATTCAGCATATACTAAATCAGTAGGAATTAATTGATTGTTCTCATCTTTCATTAATTTACCATCCTTATTTCTTTTATACTCTTGAACATCATACCTTAATCTATCTATATATAAATCACCAACTTCTAATCCTGAAAATTTTCCATCTGTATTTTCAGTAGCTACTGGATTCCCTTCATTATCTAATGCTAATTTAGATTTTTCTGAATCACTCATTCTTTTAAAACCTTCTGTACTTACAACAGTCCATGCAATAGGGTTGCCATCTTTATCTTTAGCATCAACTCTTTTAACTACATTTACACCATAGTCAGACATAAGAACTACATTATGACCTGGTTGTTTTTCACTTAATACACCCTTACTAAAGAATGTCATAAATAGTTCTGACATTTTTTGTATAGTAATAGGGTTATTTAATTCATAATTAGGTTGTCCTGTTATTCTATCATAGGAAAAGAATTCTAAGTATTGTGATTTAGATTGAGAAGATTCTAATGCTGCTATAGCAAAATCTAGAAAAGATTTTAAATCTAAAGAAACTTCATTAGCATTAAAAGATTTATCTATTTCACCTAATGCAGTACTAAGATCAAAGATAAGGCTTCTTCTGTCTAAGTACTTAAGCTCTACTCTATTAGATATAGAATAGTGATATAAGCTTTTAAGTTCTCCTATTGTTATTGTCTTATCACCAATAACAACTTCAACACTAGGATCCTGTTCATTAAGTATTAAATTTTTAATTTGTCTAGGATCAACAATTTCTGTCTTATTAGAAGGTGTTACTTGTTGAAGTCTCATGTAATCTGCATTAAGCACAGATACATTTTTTGAATTTATAAAAGTATTTGATTCAAATAGATCTGCATGTTCTGCAATATTTTTATTAAACATTTTAGAAGCAGATTTAGGAACAGCCATTATAACTCTATTGTTTTCTTTTTCCCATGTCTCTAATTTTGTTCTTAAATTATATTGTTTTATTCTATGTGGATAAGGAGTTCTTACACCTGTATTTACATCTATGTAACTATCATCGTCTGGTATAAGATATGTTTCTGACATTTTTATAAATATACTTCCATCTCCATATACCCACTTCTTAGAGTTTAATTGTGCATCTAATTGTTTATATCCTATACTACTTTTATCAGCAGCACCAAACATTTCTTCACCTGTTATTTGTTCTCCTTTTTCAAGTCTATCTATTAGATTTGCTTGTTGTTTAGTTAATTCACCAAGACCAAAATACTTATATCTAAAACCTTTTAATGTACCATATACTTGAGCATCTGTTTGAGAAATTGCATCACCCGGTTTGTCAGTATAAAATTCACTATCAATTTCAGGATCATTAAACACTATCATATCTATTTCTGTCAAAGTGTGTTTAACACCTAAGCTTGGAGCAGTAATTATTGACTTAGCACTTTTTCCTGCAGCATTTTGCATTTTTGCTCTTTTAATAGCATCTATAGGATCTTTTATTTTCATTGCTTGATTCCCAAGAAGTAATTGATTTATAGATTTTGTATTGAGCCAATTGCTAAGAAATATTTGCTTAAGGTTATATTCAAGTTGATTAGCTTTTAAATTTAAAGCTTCCATAGAAGTTTTAGTTTCTTGATTAACACCTCTATCTGCTTTACCTTCTTTTTTATTTATTGATAATTGTGTTTTAATTCTGTTATCAATAAGTTTTTCTGCTTTTATTTTCTTTGCAGTTTTTATAAACTCATCTGATTGAGCTAATAAAGCTTCTTGAATAAATTCTTGTGATGTTATTCCGCTTTCATGTTTAAAGCTTGCCATAGCGTCTTTAAAGCTTTTAGCTTTTCTTGCCTCTTTTTCTAAATGTCTTTTTAAAGAATTATCAAATACATTTCCTTCTTGCTCAAATTCTCCTAGCTCTGCTCTTTCTATTTGAGCATCTTCAATAGGTTGTATTTTAATTCTATGTAAAATATTATTACCGTTACCTTTAACACCATTAAACCATTCTTGTAATCTTTTACTTTTTACATAGTATGTATTATTATCATTGTCAATAACTTCAAATTTAAAAACATCATCTGAATCTTTTTGTATTGAGTCACCTAGTTCTTCTATTACAGCATCAATATTTACATCCGTTCTTTGCACTATACCTTGATGTGCTACCTGATACTCTATGCCATTTATTATAACTGTAGCACGTGTATTTTCACGCATACCTGTTATACCTCCTTTCTTTAAGAATACTTTTTGAGTAGCTCCTTCTTTTGTAATTAAAGGAAAATCAGCTGATCCTAATCTTTTCTTTACAGCGTCTTCAGTAACCTCCACTCTTTTATCTGCTGTTCTTCTTATAGTTGTAACTTCTGAAGTTTGTGTTAATTTATAAGCTCTATACTTTTTTTGATTTAAATCATTTTTAGTATCATTAATTTCTTCTAGACTATTAGCATCATTAAATCCATCTATAATATCTTCATCTGCTGTTGGGTTTAATAATTTTTCTGTTTCCTCTAGAATAATATTATATTCTTTTTCAACTTCTGCAATCCAATTATCAAGATAATCTTTTCTTAAACTAACATCTCCTGTTTTTTTATTTGTTTCAACAGCTTTATTTACAGGAGCTTCTATCCAGTCTGAAGTATTTGATTCACTTAAAACTCTAATTAATATAGGTGATGTTGAAAAATAATCAATCTTTCCATTTTCATTTGTATATTCAATTTCATCTATTTTTCCTGTTACAGGATTAAAGTTTAATAAGTACATGTTTATCATGTTAGCTAAAAACTCATTTGGTCTCATTTCACCATAGCTTACACCTGGCATATTATTAGCATCAAGACCTTTGTTTTCTATAACAGTTCCATCCTTAGTAGTTGTAGTTGTAGTTTCTTTCATACCTATCATTCTGATAGCTTTAAGTTTTTTCAACTCTCCAAGTTTTTGCATTCTTTTGTCATTAGCTAGAAAGTTCTGTGCTAAATATCCAGTAGCATCATTATTCATAACTTCCTCTAGTCCACCTTGTTTATTTATCATTGCAATTTTCTGTAAATGATAAGTAGGTAACTGATGAGCATATATATAATTTCCTTTAGGATCTAAAAATACAGTTGTCCCTACAGTTTCATCAAAAGCAGCATTAGCAAGAGCCCATTTACCAAGTCTTTTTTTAATACCTTCTGGTTTTTCTTGTTCAGCTTTACTTTCTATATCTTCTTGTAAAGCCTCTAACTCTTCTGCATTTTGATTATCTAGAAATAAATTTTCTCCTCTTACAAGAGACTGTTCTAATTCTGAAAGGTCTTCTATTGTAACAGGATTTTCATCAAACAAATCTGTTATAGAAGATTGATAAGGTGTAACAGCATCAGTCTTACCTGTTGATAAAATACTATACTGCACATATGCTGCACTTAAACTAATACCTGTAAGTTTTTCTAAATCTGCTGCAATTTCTTTTGAAACTTTTTTTAATAAGGAATCAGATATAGTATTTTTTCTCATTTGTGATCTAAGTCTATCTAACACATCTTGAAGTTGTGTAAAATAAGGAGAATATACATTTACATCTTGCCCCTTTTTATTAGTTTCTATTCTTGGTTTTAATTTTTGAAATACTTGATCAAATGCTTCTCCCCATAATGCTAGTTGAGAATGTGCATCATCTTTTTTATTTGCAGCAAATAAGCTTGTTTTACCTGAAGCTTTATCTCTTAATGCAAATATATAATCAACTCTAAATTGACTAAACCCTTTTATAACTTTTTGGTAAAATATAGGATCTAAAGGTGTAGGTACTACTCCCTCTTCCATTATTTTAGTCATTGCATCTTGATAACCATTTTGTCCATACAATCTAACAAAAAAGTTTTTAATAACAGCCGCACCATTTACACTTGTTTCACCAAATAGTAACATCTTTTTTAACATAGATATTTCATCTACTGCTCCTGCCATTGATTTAAGCATACTATTATATGCTTGTATATAGTCAACACCTGTTCTAAGTACTAATTGATCTTTAGGAGCTGCTTCTGGATTTATTATTATATCTTTACCATATTTATCTTGTTCTTTGACTGAAGTAGTAGCAATAAATAAACGTAACTCAGTACTAAGATTTTTAAATCCTCCTTGTTGATTTGCTTCATCATCCCATTGTTCACCTCCGTTTTCTTCTTTACTTTCTAGTGCATCATGTTCATCCACATGAGTTTCAAATTCTTGTTTAGTTTGAAGAAGATCTAAATACTCTCTAGCTCCTTTTCTTATTTGTCTTTTATGATCTTTAAGGGCTTCATATTTTTCTTCTTGATCTAATATCTCTAAAGCTGAATAATCATTATATTCAGCTCTATCTGGATTTTGTGTTTCTACAATTAAATCAACTGCCTTTCTTAAAAGGTCTTTTGGTTTAATTCCTTTTTCTTTAGAAATTTTAGCTTGTGAAATCAGATCCCAATATGCTGCTGCAATATTTCTTGTAATTTTATCTGACTCATTTGATGTAAAATAAATTTTAATAGGTGTATCTATTTCTATAATTTCACCAGCTCTTCTTACTTTCTCTTTTTTAACAATAGTTTTTTTAGGTATGATTGCAAATACTGGTGCTGCTATACCTCCGTTTGTTTCTGCTAAAGCTTCAGTAAATCTATTTGTTTGTCTGTTAGCTGTTTTAAATTTTCCTGAATCAATTTTTTCAAATAATTTATCTATTTGATTTTCTTTCCACTTTTTAGGAGTAACTTTTGAAAATATACTTATTATCCAGTCTAAAACTTTTCTGAAAAAACTTTTAATTTCTGGATCAACTTTTGTTTTTTTAGGGTTTATTTTAAACTCTTCAAATCTATCTGCCATCCATTCTTCAGACATACGTTCTATTGCCTGTTCTTTAGTCATATCTGTATATACTGGACTTTGTAATTTAAATTCTTCTATGGCTTTATCTAAACTTTTATTTTCAGATTTTAATTGAGCCATTAAACCTTTTTTACCAAGTGATAAATATTTAACAATTTCTGTTTCAGTTAACATTAATCTAAATACAGCATGGAATGCTTCATGATATCTATAAGGAGATGTATTACCAGTATATATTTTACCAAAAAACTTCTCACCTCCAGCAACTTTTCTTAGTTCCATTAAAAAAGCACCTACAGTAATACCATTGTTTTTAAGTTTTAATTGTAAGTTGTCTATCTCTTCTATACTAATATAATCAGGAAGATTTTGTTTAACCCAATTTATAAATACATTTATATCTTGTATATCTCTTCCATCCCAATCATCTTTAACCACCTTTAAAACTGATCCTTCTAACTCATCTATTTTTGCTTTTAATGCAATTATTTGAGGATCCTTTGCTACTTCATCAAGTACCTTACGTCTTAAACCTTTTGTTCCTTCAGGAAAAGTACTTTTTATTTTTTCAAATTTTTGAACCCATAGATCTTTGTATTCTTTTTTTAATTTATCTAGATCTTTAACGTCTTGCTGATTCATTGTTTGAGGTGGTGTAAGACCTTCTTCATTTTCTATTTGTTCAGCTTTAGGATCGTTTTGTTTAAGAGCTGCTACATAATTTAATATTTTACGTCTATTTGCTCTTGATCTAAATATTATATCTTCTTGTTTTTTAAGTTCTTGTTTTTCATTTACTTTTCTAGCTATATCTTCAAGCACCGCTTCTGGAACTTTTTCAAAATTATTGTTAAGAGATTTTTCAAAATCTTTCTTGTACCAAGTATCTAAATCAAATACTGTAGTATCATCTTCTCCTTGTTGCTCATTTTCTATATTATCATAAGGGTCTGCTGCATTATCTAATATTCTTTGAATACCAGCTGGATCATTAACTACTAAATCCATACGTTGATTATATCTAATCCACGGTTTTATATTAACACTTGTATTGTCTTTTAAATCTTTAAAAGTAGCATCTTTAGGAACACTGTTTCTAAAAGCACTAGCATCTAATTTAAAATTTGTTTCATGAAACTTAACTTTTCCTTTATGATCTTTTTTTGCTTCTGCTTCTTTTTTATCTAACTTTTCTTGTATTAGTTTAATAAATCCCTCTACATCATTACTTTCTATTTTTTCTAAATCTTTAGGATATATTGTTGCATCATAATCTAATTTAACTTCTACATTTTTTCCTCCTACAATTGTTTTAAATTTTCTAGAATAATCAACTTGAAGATTACCAAATTCTGTTACTTCAAGTTTTATTGTTTCACCAGGTTTACCTGAAATAAATAAACCTTTAGAAAAACCAAATATATCTTTTTCACCACTACCGTTATCAAGCTCTTCATTAAATTTATAATTAAATTTTTTATCAACTCTTTCAGGTTGAGATCCTTTTTCTTTTTTAAAGTTACCACCTTCATCTACATTTAACTTAGTAAGAGAAACTCTGTCTTTAATTTTTTGAATAATGTTAGAAATTTCTGATGTAGATTTAGATTCAGATTTCATTTCTGCAAATGTAATTTCACCATCAGGAGTTTTAATAACTAATACATATCTACCAAAATTATTTCTTAAATCAGCTCTATCTGCTGCTTCTTTTACTTCTGCTCTAAATTCTTTATATTTTTTTTGTTGCCACTTTTCATCTTGTGGAAAATTAGTTATACGGTCAGCTTCAGCTAATCTTTCTTCTGAACCTAGCTCAGATACACGTTGATCTATAATATAATATATATCTGTTGGTACACCATCTACTTTCATAGTACCAATAGTATTATATTCTAGTTGATCAAATTTTGTCATTTCTGACTTCTTCTTAGGATATGCAACTATTCCTTTATTAATTTTTACACCAATCTTTTGCTCATCCATCAGATCTGTAAGTTTCATTTTTACAGTTCCATCATCAGATTTGTTTATTAAGTCTTCAAATTTCTCTTCTAATAAATAAGCAGCTGCATATGTTCTTTGTAATTTTTCAGCAGCTTTATCATCTTTATTTGTTCTAAATAATTGATGGGCTTGTTCAGAAGTTATTTTTAATGGGTTTATTTTGTTATTATTTTTATCTAATAATATTACATCACTAGGACTTTGAAGAACTGCTATTTGTTCTTTTCCTGACCACAGAACAACACTGTACTTTGAACCTCCTCTTTTTATTTTTGTATTTACTTCATAACCTTCAAAATTTTCAAACTGATCTAGATCTTTAGTTTCTTTTCCAGCAACATTAGTTTCATAAGCATCACTCCTTTCAATTCTTATTTCAAAATTAGCTATAGTTTCTGGATCCATTTCCATTATTTGTCTAGCTAATTCTAATCTAGCATCTTCACTATCACTATATAATTTTCTTCCATTAATTTCTGGATTAAAAGCATAAAACTGTAAAGGTTCTTGCATTCTTAATCTAGTTGTTTTAGTAGCTGGTAAGTTTATTTCTTTTCTGTCTTCTTTCTTGGCTCCTATTTTACTTCCAACAGTCCAACCACCATCATCAAAATTTTCTTGATCTATGTATTTAATTTTACCAGTTCCTTCTGTGCTAACAACTTTTAAATTATTATATTCCTCTACATTGTCTTTTGATGATGCAACTTGCCATGTATTACCATCTTTATCTTCTACTATATCACCTTTTTTAAAAGTATCTGTTTTATTTTCTGAAGTTTTAAAATCAAACTCTGTAGTTTCTTGAAGCTTTTCTCTTAAATCCTTCATAGCTTGATCTGCTTCAGATTTATTTGTATAATGATCTTTAAGAAACTTACCTTCTGGATCTAAACCTCTATGCATGTCATGTGCATTATCATTAGCAAAAGTTCTTATTTCCCAAAATTTATCTTTTTTATTAGTTTTTTTATTATATGCGTCAGTTCTAACAAGTCTTATTCCAATCTTCATTGCATATTCTTCAACCTCATTACTATCAATTTCAGCTTTTACTTTTGTTTTGTTGTTCATTACATTATCATATAATATATCAACAACATCTAAACCTTGAGTATTAACTATTTTTATAATAGAAGCTAGACCTTGATTAGCACTTAGCCACTGATCAAATGTTTTATCTCTTTTTTTAGCGGCACTTAACTTTTCATATATGGCATATGTTTTTTGTCTAGATCTTGCAAAAGGTGCACCATATTCAGATTTTATAAATTTATTAATATCTATTATTAAAGGACCTTTATTTGTTGACTTATCATTTGCCCATCTTATTTTATACTCATCATGTAATACATGAAGCATTTCTTTTGTGTTTGGATCTTTATCTAAAAACTTTTGAAGATTATCTAAAGTTGTAACTTGTACTGGTGATTGACCAGCACCTTTAGCAATAGCATCAAGGTCTTCTTCAGTAGTGTCATCATCAATAGATCCTTTATCTATATTTTCTTTATCTACTTCAGCTTCTTCACCTACTTCTTCTTCTTTAGATTTTTTATCTGCTTCTACAATTAAATTATGATTAGTTTTTTCATCTTGAATAATTTTCCAAGCTGCAGGATTTTCTTTTGCTGTAACTACATTAATTTTACTATCTTCACTATAATAGTCTGTTGGAAGAACACCGGATTCTAAAAATATTTTTGCTTGATCTGCATCTGCAAAAATTCCTTTTTTTGCTAATGCTGATAAATATTTTGAACGCTCTTGTTTTTTAATAAATGTATCTAATTTTTTATAGATATTGTATTTCTTTTTATTTTCTTTCCATATTCTATTCATTGACTCTGACATTCTATCTGCAACTTCAACAAGCATTTCGGAATTGTTTAATACTTGAGAAGCTTTATAATAGTCAATCATTCTACCGCCTAAAGTCTTATGATCAATAATCATATCAAGAGCTTCATTTAACTTATCTTTATCTGCCCCTCCTCTATTTTTACCACTAGTTAATGCAAGATGATCTATATAATTATTAAAAGCTTTTCTAAGTTTTGCAATCTTTCTTCTATCAAATTCTGATGTAGATGTTTCATTTTCTTTGGAATAAAATACATCATAATATTCCTTAAGAAGTTTTAATTTTTCTTTTTTATTTTCATATTGTTTTTTAAAGTCTTTTGGAGCATTTTTTTCAGGTTCTATTTTTAATTCTTCAGTCAATATACTCATTTCTTGAAGCATAGAATTTCTATCTGTTAATGCTGCAATATCATTAGCAGCTAAATTATCTATAACTGGATCTACAGCAAGTTTTTCTAGTATTGATTCCATTCTTTGTATAGATCTCTGATATGTATCATTAGAAAACATTAACATCATTTTAGCTTGTTGGTATGCTCTCTCCCTTATTGCTTCTTGAGCCCATGCTAATGAGTTTGTCTTAAATTTACTTGCATCATAAGGATTTATAAATTTATCTTTAAATTTATTATAATTATTTTCCATGTCTCCAAGTCTTTCAAGCATTCCTGAAAGTCTTTTTCTAACATCATCAGCACTAGCTTCTGAATCAGAAAACGCTTCTAATAATTCTGCATTATCCATATTAAGATAAGCTTGGAATTTCTTTTTAAATTCATTAGCTTTTCCTAGATCAATCATTGTATATAGCTTACTAAATATAGCTTGATCTTTTGCATCTTTAAAGTTCATTATTCTACCTTCATAAGATGCTGCTAACATTTCTATATTAAGTTGTTTTTGAGTAAGACCATCTATCTTTGTTGGATCAAAATAGTTTCTTGGATCAGCCCACATTTCATTGAGAGCATCTACAGAATTTTTTACATACTTTTCCTTTTGTTTTTGATAGTTATCATATTTTTCTTTATCTGTTACATATGTATATGCTTGAGGCATATGCTCAAATAAAATTTTTTGAAAAGGTTGAACCATACCACCCATTAAAAATCCTGACATAAATGTTTCAAATGTTACACCTTCACCATGAATAGCTGCAGCATATGCATCTTTAAATTTAACATTACCAGATTTTCTAGCAGATTCTACAGATGCTATATTTAAATCTAATGACGTTGACATAACTTCATTAAACAATCCATCATAATAATAACCTGTACCAGCAGCAACTGCTTCTTGTGCTAATTCTTGAAAACCTTCTGCAAAATTAGCTGTAAGATATCTAAGACCTGCAGCACCTGCACCTTTAGCTCCATTCTTCCAACCTGCATTCCAAACTCCTTTAAGACCAGTTCCTGCATCAAAGAATGCTTTTTCTGACCCAGCTTTAGATCTAAGAATTCTACCACCAGCACCTTCCATAGTTTCATCTAGCATTCTACCTATAGGTTTAAATCCTCTTAGTGCACCATCTAAAACAAGCTTATTACTTAACCATATAATTGGAAAATTTTTCCATGCCGTACTCCATCCTACACCTTTAGATAAATAGTTAATAGCATCCCATTCTTCTTTTGATAATTCAGCTCCACCATTTTTTTCTAATGCTTCTATGTAATATTGCTCTCTTTTATCTAATTCTTGTATACCACCTTCTAATTTAGATTCTGACCATGCTAAATTAATCATTCTTAAATCTCTATAAAATCCACCAAAAGTTTTAGAAGCTTTAGCTAAATTAGAAAGATTCTTAACACCATTTTTTGTAGAGTTTATTTTGCTTAAAGCATACGCTGTTTCTGGTGCTATACCAGACATAACCCATCTTCCTGCTCTTGCTGTATATGTATTACCTTTTGCAAAATTATAAAAATCTCTTGCTTTATCAATAGCACCTAGCTCTTGCATAAAGTTTTGAGTATAGTTTGTTGCAGTTCTTCCTACATCATTAAGTTTGTCTGCAGCAGTAAATAATCTTTTTAAATTTCCTGCAGTTCTTAATGCAGCTACTTCACTTGCTATACCACCTGTTGCAACTGTTAAACCACCAAGTGCAACTTCTTCTACAAAAATACTACTAATAATACCAGCTGTATAAGAACTATTTAAAAATAAATCATTAACAAATCCACCAACACCACCTCTAGTAGAAGAGCCAACTCTCATTGCATCTCTCATAGATTCACCACCAACAAGATCTGTTTCAAGACCATCACCAGTAAAGTAATCACCTATTGCTCTCCAGCTACTTGTAAATGCAGGACCAAACATATCTCCAAAAGCACCCATTGTTCTGCCCATATCATCCCACCATGTACTATTTTGATTATAGTATACTTCATTATCTTGAAAAGGATGAAATCCTATATCTTGAAATTTAGGGTGTCTAAAGTATCTATCTGCATTCATTTGCTTTTTACCATAGATAATAGGCTCTCTGTAACCAGCAGGAGTACCAGAAGTACTTTGATTTGCTACTTCATTTTTTCTACTAATAAATGCCTCTCTTCCTTCAGAAGTAGTTAAGTCAGGTATATTAGATGAATCAGTAAATGGATTTACATTTGGAGAAGAATTTCCTGGATAACCATCTCCTATATCTGGAATTTTTGGTAATACTGAATTAATATCATAAGAAGCTCTTTCAATTGCTTTTTTAGTATCAGGATCAACATTATAGTTATCAATATCTGTAATTGTAGAAGCCATAAGCTTATCATCTATCTCATCCATTTGATATCCAGATAGTGCTTTTTCCTGTGTACTTATAGGCATAGTATTATTTACAGGAGGTTGAGATGTAGGTGTAGCAGGAATTTGGGTATTTGCTACTTGATTATTTGTATTTTCTTCTGCCATTGGTTATTTTTTATCTTCCTCATTAATATCATTATTTCTTGCAGTCCATTGAACTGCAGCATTTTGTTTAAGGAATTCTTGTGTTGTTGAAAAATGTGCATTTAATTTTCTCACATCAACTACTGACTCTGAATGTCTTCCAGCATCTGGCTCAAAGTTTCCTGTGTCAGGATTATATCCATACATAGTAATACGTTCCATATATTGTCCATTACCATTAACATAATAAACAACTTCTCCCCCACCTTCTATTGGGACCGGTTGATAAGTTTTAGCAGAAGAATTATCTATAATAATTTGTAGTGCATTAGGTCTGTTTCTAGACATATTTTTAGGATTGTTTTGTCTGTCAAACTCTTCTTTAACTAAAATTGTTATTTGATTGTTTGTTCCTTTCATTAGGTCTTCAATGTTTTTAGCATCACCATCATTATTGTTTAAACTAAGACCTGCATATTTTTTCATTTCATCTTGTGGAATTGTTAAAACATATCCTGAGTAATAATCATATTCTCCAGTTGCTTCATTATAAACTCTGCTTTCTTGACCACCCATCATTTGAGACCATGAAATAGTTGCATTTCTTTCATCTGCTTCAGTATCACCATTTACAAAATCCCTTAACCAATGACTTTGAAGAAATAATTTTGCAGCTGCATCATCAGTAGTTTCATCTGGAAATTGAGTTTCATAATTTCCAAATTTAATTATAGTTGTAGCATCAGGAGCTTTTAAAGCTTGAGTAAGTCCATAGAAATTATCTAAGGCAGCTGGGTTATCTTCAATATTAACACTATTTATATAAGAGAAATTTTTAGGATAAATTATTTGATCTGATCCTAATATTTCATCTTGACCATATAAATCATTAAATACATGTGGTGTAGGATATTCTCCATTCTTAGCTTTTTCATGTGTAAATATAGTATTAAGTTGAGTAGTCATATCATCATAGTGTGCATCTGCAAGTTCTAAAGCTTTAACTTTATTATATTGCCAACCGTTGTTTCCATCCCAATACCAAAGTTCTCCTCTTAAACTATTCTGTCTACTCATAAAATTATTTGCATTAGGATCATCAAATGGTGAATTACCATTTTCATTTTTACCCCCATTACCATAATAACTATTTAAATAATTTGTTAGATCTCCAAGGCCATCATTATTATGTGTTACACTTCCATCAGTTCCAACTGTAGCAGTACCTCTACCTTGAGTTTGCATTAATATCATATTTCTATATTCATTTTTAGATAAATGTATTAAATCAGAATTAAAAATTCTACTACGAAAACTTTCTGTTCCCGTGTATCCTTCATCTACTAACCAAGGAACTTGTTCTTCAATCCAATCCCAATGATTTTGACCATCTGCTCTTACAGCATCTTCAGGTGCAAATATATCTGCGTCAGTAAATCCATATCTACCTAGGTCATAATATCCTTGTGTTACAACTAAATCACTATATCCATTTCTAGCATTTACAGCATATTGAGAATTTGGTTCTTGATTCTTTAATATATTTAAACCTTGTTGTTCTATCTTTTTAAAGTTTTCGCTAACCTCTGGAAGATAGGCTTCTGCACCTGCAATTTCTACACTAAGTTGTCCTAAATTATCTAATAATTGTTCACCCCATTTACCTCTAAAATTAGTTCTTAATGCAACTGCTGGTCCACCACCTTCGGGTTTTATATATTCTACATCTGAATACCACTCATGTGCTTGATTGTATATCCTTTTTAATTGATCATAATTTTCAGCTTTTAAAAAATGAGATTTAGCTTCTTGCATACTAACTACATTAGGATTGTTAGGATCTTTTGAAATATCAAATCCACCACCTGCTCCTCCATTCCATACTGAAGCAGCATCTCCTATATTATCATATATTTGTTCTACAAAACCAAACATATATTTTGTATTATCTTCATATGCATCATTTAAAGCTCCCCAATTTTCTGCAATTACATCAACATCAATTGCTTCTCCAGTTCTAGCAGCATCTCCTGCATCATTCCATGTAGAAATAATTTGATCCATAATATCACCTCTACTTCCTTTTCCTTTTCCTGGATCACCATCTTTACCTTTATTCTTTAATTTCTGAAGCTCCATGTCATTTGCATGTTTAATAGCTTCCATATTCATGTCATGAATTTGTTGAGATTCTATTTTTGCTGCTTCAAATATTTGTTTTTTTCTTTGTAGTTCTGCTTTATTTACTTCATATACTTGTTCGTGTGATCTTGTTGCATATTGTACAGCTGTATTATACATATCTGTTTTTAATGCACCATACATATAAGCTCCATATGCTTTGTTTGCTAATGCTCTTTCATCATCTGTAGGAGATTTTTGATCTTGAATGTGTGTACTTAATTTATCTCTAGTTTTTCTTTTTAGACTTAATTCAACTTGTTTTTTAAATAAGAAATCATCTTCTACACTTCCTGTTTTAATGCCATATGTTTTTTTATATTCTTCCCATTGTTCTACAGTTAAAGCATCACCTTTTAATTCTGTATCTAGTTTAGCTAATTCTATAGTCTCATCTTTTGTACCTTCTGTTAATTGATCATTTCTCCATTGCCTTTTTGCAGCATTTATGTCTCCCCCGAATTTATCTTTATTTGCTTCTGCCCATTCTCTTTCTCTTACCTTAGCTTGAACAAAATACCCTTCTTTAATTTTTGGATCATCTTGAAATGCTTGTGCTAAAAACTCCATGGGTACATTTCTATATTTAGTTTCCCCATTTTCATCTGTATAAGGTTGACTAGTCATACCCATACCATTAACATGCTGCACCATGTAATCACCTTCAAAGGTTGTATACTTTATTGACATTGCATCTTTAGTATCACCATCACCGTTTGGATCAGATAATAGTCTTTGCCCTTCTAGAAATAAATTTGGATTTTTTACATACCTTGGCATTGGTGCTGATAAGGCTGCTTCATCAGTTCCATTTATAAAATCTTGCATTTCATAATCCATCCATACATCACCATCTCTCCAATAAAGCTCGCGTCTATCTCTATTATTAGAGTTCTTATATCTTTCCATTTCTCTTTTTTGACTTTGGTATCCTTTAGTATACATTAAGTCTTTAACTATATTCTTATCTTCATAAAAAGGTCTAAATAAAGCTTTTGCTGTTTCAACATTTTGTTGTAATGAAAGATCTAAACCACTAACTTGTTTTAATTTACTACTGAGTTGGTTAGCATATTGATCTCTTTTTATTTTATTATTCTCCCTAGATAAAGGAGCATATACTACTTGTCCATATAAGTCATTAATAGCTTTATGGTTAGTGTCATACCTATCTTGTCTAATTTGTAATACATCCTGAAGAAATTTATAGTCAGGAGTAAACGGCTCTAACTGAGGTATGTAAGTTTGAACATTTGGTAAATAACTAGGCATATATCAAAAATACTAAAATTTTTTAAGTTTTTCTATTAATCTTAATACACTTTTAAGGTGTACTAATATGTGTTTCTTTTTACAAGTTTCCTTTTTGGTCTCTCTAATCCAAATCTAACAATAGGTAAAAAAGGTGTTTCAGAGCCATATGCTTGTGTAGGCAATGTTTGAGTCAATGGTGTAGTGTTTAAACCACCTGGATACATTGATTCATTTGCAACTATATTTGCATAAGGACTAACTGATTCTGTTTGTGTACCTGTTGTTTGACTTAATATATCTGATACAACCTTTTCACTAATACCATCATCCATATAAGGATCAAGTTTTTCTAGAACATCTAATTGATCTTCTAAAAGATCTTTTTGATTTTCTTTATTTGGATAGAATGCTTTAGGATCTGTTATATCAATTATACCACCAGTTGATGGGTCAATATCAAACTGAGGATAAGTCATATTTAAATTATGAGTCTTTGCTCTATTAGTATAAGCATTTTGTAATTGAGATGTAATCTTCTCATTTGCAGCTCTTAATGCATTATCATAATTTTCTTCAACTAACATTGTCTTATCATATAAGTTAGATAATTCTTTTTTGTTAGCTTGCTGAGTTCTCATTTTAATTTCTGCATTTTTAGTAGAAACATCATTTGCAATTTTTGCATTTTGATTATCTACATTAGCCATTGCATCTGCAATTTGATCTGCTGCAACACCTTGAGCTTTAGCTTGTACAGCAGCAGCTCTTTGTGGACCAGCAAAAGCAGATGCTGTACTTGCAGCAATTGCAGCTTGTTCACCTATCTTAGCAATTTGTCTTGTAGGATCTAAAAATACTGGATCTATTAAATTCTCTTGATAAGTCATTCCAATAGGATATCTTTTCTTTAAACTAAACTTATTGTCAACAGCATTCATTATTCCTAATTGATCTTGTAACCAAAACTCTGGATCTTTTTCTTCTATTTGTTGAACCTCTTCTTCTATATCTTCTCCACATACACAACCTGTTCCTTCTTCATTATATGGTATCCAAGCCTTTCCTGCTGCAGCACAATCTGCTGCTTTTTGTGCAGCATCTGGACACTCATCTGTTTCATGTAAAGTTGATACACTTTGACGGTTATATGTATTACCATAATAACCATCATCAGATGAAATATTTTTATTTTCTCCTAGCTTTTCATCACCAACACCGGTTGCTGCAAATGTAGTGCCCTCTAACATATCACCATAATTATCATCTCTAGACATTTGATCCATTGTTATATAGAAATTTTGCATTTGCTTTATATCATCTTGGCTCATTGGCTCACCTTCATAACCATGATTTTCTTTTAAATCTTTAATTGTATCATTATATTTCCAATTAACTTCTTCAACATACTTACCATCATCACCTTTTATTTTTTTACCATCAGCATCTCTTCTATATTTTGTATCCCAGCCTTCATCACTTAAATAATCAGAATCATAATGCTCGCCTAAAAGATTTTTTTGTTTTGTATCTTCATAAAACAATTGATCTACTTGAGCCATTTGTTCTGTAGTTAATGAATCTACTCCTAATTGAGTTGCATACTTTTTATAAAATTCTGTTCTAAAATCTCCCCATTCATCACTTTCCCAATTTTCTGTAAGATCTGTTCTTTGTTTTTTACTACTAACTTCATTTCCATCTTGATACCTTGGAGTTCCTCCATATATAAATTCTTTTAAAGGATTTTGCTCAAAAGGATTTCCACCATGTTTTACGTAACTATAGTCTTTATTTGGATCAGGTATTGTTGAATCAGCTAATGCATTTCTTACAGGATTACCAGCAAACATATCTGCAGTAGCTGCCATTCCTACTACATCTCCAGGACCAGGAACTGCAGAAACTAAATTAGTTACAGCATCAGTATTATACCTAGCTTTTAAAGTTGGATCATCTGTTGCCCAAGCTCTACCTTTACTCACTCCCGCATTTACTAAATCAGGAACTGCACCAAGTACAGGAAAATTTCCTGCAACTTGTAAACCTCCTTGCAATGCATCTAGCCAACCTCCCTTTTGTGCCATAGGAATTCCAATAGGTGGAGGTGCTCCTTCAATACCACCTTCACCTTGAGGATTAGTTGATCCTTGTCTTGTTCCATATGGTGGAATAGGTTGTGGTGGTTTTGGTAACGTAGATTGATAAAAATTATTAAATGTTTGTTTTGTTTCTAAATCTGATATAGGTGCTTCTAAACCTTGCTGTGCTTGTTGCAATTGAGCATTTGCTTGATCTATTTTTAAAGCAAATTCTTCAGGGTTTATTCCTTGCATTTTTAAATAAGGAAATGCTGCTTTTGGAACACCTGAATCAAATCCTTTTTTAGCTTCTTGAACAAAAGCAAGATGAGATAACTTTTTCTTATTTTTGTCTAACATGTATTCTGCAGTATCTACAGAAATTTTATCTGCATGAGGATCATCTAAAACTCCAATGAATTTATTTAAATCATATTTTTTTGAAACTTTTGCAGGAGTTATTTTTTTCTTAGAATCAATTCCTAGTTCTTTTAACTCTCCTTTATTAAGCTTCATTGATCTTGTATCTGAATAAATAAATGATTGCTCAGGTAGATTTAAAGGGGTTCCTCCACTGTTATGTCGGTTACCAGCTATGTTATATAATTCAAATGATCCGTCATTATTTAAATCAGTTAAAGCTGTTTCACCTTTTTCTGCTTCAAGATTTGCTTCATCTCTAGGAACTGGTTTAAGAGTATTATTAATAGTTCCTCCAGATGGAAAAAATGGAATATCACCATTAGAACCTGATGGAGTATATTGAGGAAATGTATTTAAACTATAATTACGTTGCACACCAGTTTTAAATCCACCGTGTTGCATAGATTTAACAATTTTACCATTTGAAACTGAATACCCTGAAGGTAATTTATTTATTTTAACTCTTGCCATATTATATAAATTCTATTTCTGCACCTGCAGCCATTAATTCTTGTATTGTACTCTCATCTAACTCTATTGTTGTATCAATATCATCATATTGTCTATTTCTTAATTGTTCTGTTCTTCCCCCATCTTGAAATTTTAAATTTAAACCTGCTCCAATAAATGGTGATCCTGTATCAACATTGTATCCACCTTTTATACTAACAGGTCCATAACCTGCTTCTAATCCAAGATTAATTCCTGAATTGCTATCATATTCTCCATAACCACCAATGTTAGCTCCTGTATATTGTGCATCATTTATCATAATAGGAGAACCAGTATATCCAGCAGATAACTTCCCTTTATAGAAAGCTTCTGGACTTATGTTACCTTCTGTAGCATTCATTAAGTTTGTCTGTGCTCCAGCTTCTCCACTTAAGTTTAAACCTAAACCACTTCTTCCTGTATAGCCAACATGACTTTTAAGACCACCTTGTAATAAAGCATTATCTAAATCATTTCCTTCAACTCCAACAAAAGCTGAAGCTCCTGAATCCACATAAGGATTACCAGCACAACCACCACCCTTACAGCCACCGGCATTTATAAAATTATAATCAGCTTCAAGTCCTCCACCTTGTTGAAATCCTCTAAATCCAAAACCTTGAAATAATTGATTATATCCTTGCTTTTGTCTATCTGGATCACTAGATTGAAGGTTATCATCCATTTCTCTAAACTTGTCATCTTTTCTTAATGTTTCATAGCCTTTATCTATACCCCATTGTACTCCTGGTTCAATAACACCATAATATCCAGCTAACATAGGTAATACTCTACTTCCTACACCACCACTAAAACCTTGTAAATTACGTGGATTTCTTAAATATGCTTTTGCCGCATCTTTAGTCCAACCTAATCCTTTAGTAAGATATTGAAAACCTTTATACCAAGCAGCTCCTTCAACTCCAGCGTTTATAATTGGAATTGGACTTCCACTATCTATTGCATCTGCAATTGCCATACCTGCTTCTTCAACTGCATATGCTGGAAATTTAGCAGGGTTGTAACCCCATTCAGCAAAATCTACAATCTCATTAAGAATACCATCCCCAAGTATATTCTCAGTTCCAAATCCAAGTATATTATCTTTACTGCTTACACTTACTAAATCTAATAAACCAAAACTTCTATCTCTTAACGCATCTGTGCTTAAAGGAGGTCTAGGATTTAATTTGTTTATAAGACTTCTTCTTTCATCATCTATATCATCTTGAACATGTGAATAATTCCATTCACCATCTTCACCTTCTCTCCATTTACCTATTTGTTGACAACTGCCATCAGGTAATCTTATATAACCATTAGGACATAATCCTTGATCTTGTTCTGAATATTCAGGATCTGTAAACATACTAATTACAGGAAGTTGATCCCAATTTCCTATAGGGTCTGTCATCCAGTCATTTAATTGTGGACTTATATCATAATGACCTTTAACTTTTGTTTCTTCATCTAATAAGTCATAATAATTTTGGCTAAGAGCATAATCTCCTTCTCCAAGCATCTCTTCTTTGTTAGGTAGAATATTGGTAATTAAATTATTAGATACAACACGTGTGTTGTCCATTTGATTACTATTATCATTATATATAGTACCATCTTCTCCTATATTGTATCCAACAATTTTAGACTTAAGTTTTTCATTTTCATATTTTTGTATAACTGCTTTATCTTCTGAAGTATGCTGGTTTCTTGGATCAAGTGTAGGTAATAATTTAATTCTTTCTTCCATTTCATTTTGTTCCTCTTCTGACATATCCCACCAACCTTCTGGGTATTGTTCTAAATACCATTTACTTGCTTCTCCCATTGGATTTTGTTCATATACATATCCAGGAAAATCTGGATTAATTACCAAACCTTCAGTTAATGTATCTCCTGGTAAAGCATTTAAGTCTGGATAAGCTATATTTAAAGAATCTAAATCTTCTTGACTATGATATTCATAAGGAAAATCTTTCCAATAAACTTCATTTCCATCTTGTATCTCATTAGATCCTCCGCCTTGATATATAAATCTATTTAATTCAGTACCAAACTTACCTTGTCTTGATCTAACACGTTTATTTTGAAATCTTCCCCCTGTATTAATATCTGTATCTCCTCTATTATCTTCATCACTAGCAGCTACAAATTGATTGTCTGCTAGATTCCATCTTTTCATTCCTTTAAGTCTATCTCTTTCTTTTTTCTGCTCTAACATTCTATTAAGAGGTTTAGCAATATTAACTATACCTGTAGAAATTTTATCAAATGTTTGTACACCTTTGCTATCCATAAACCTTCTGCCTTTATTATAAGCATCAGTTGCCCATTGTTCTGTTGTTCTTTTTCCTCCGGGTGTATTATTTACATCTCCATCATTATCAATTGTGTCATCTTCAATATTATTATTATTGTTATTGTTGTTGTTATTATTGTTGTTATTATTTCCTGGTCCAGGTTGTATTTGAGGTTCATAATCAAGAGAATGATCAGGATCTCCATAACCCCAGCCTCCCCAAGCTCCTTGTGTATAATCTCTTTCTTGTAATAAATAAGGTTCTTGTTGATCTGGTGCATTTTGTGTTTGGCTTGTATATAAATTACCTCCACCTGTTTGATAGTGACTTATAGGTTGTTGAACATCCATTTGACCTCTTGGATTTCTTCTTTTATATTCATAATTTTTAACTCCATACTCATTAAGATTTTCAGACCCTATTTGAGCTTTAGGAATAAATCTTCTCAATACATTTTCAGCAGCACCACCTTGTCTTTGTTCTGGAAGATTATAATTACCTTGTTGATCATATTCTGAATATGGAACATTATCTGTACCAGTAAACATAGGATTATCTAACTCATCTAAACCTTCATATCTTGCACCACTATATCTAGTACCAAAAACATCAATAAGACCATCTTCATCTTTTACCATTTTGTCTTCTAACCAATAAGGATCATCTTTAAACTCTTGACTACTTGGGTCAATGTCTTTTACTCTAAATCCCATATAATCTGCATCAGGATTTAAAGCTTCTATTAAATCACCTTTTCCTTGTGTTCCTTCGTCAATATCCCACTCCCCTGTTTCTTCATTATAACTTCTTTTACCAAATAATGATGGAGCATTCTCATGTCTTTGATCTAATATTTGACCAGTATAGTATTGAGTTTTTTCATCTTCAGTCATTAGATTTCCTGTCTCAGGATTAACATACATATCTTCATCTGTAGTATTTGTCCATGACTTTCTTTCATAACTTGCTGGATCAGTATCAATATAATTTTCTTTTTTAAAACTATCTACTGTACCAGCTACTGCAGCAAATAAATCAAGAAACCCTGTATCACCTACACCAGCAAATCTTGATGTATAAGGCTCTGCACGGGGAACTCCTTTTTTTCTTTGAGGTCCCTGATACTGTTCATTAGATACATTTTTTGCACTACCAAGACCAGGGTATTTTTGATAAAAATCTTCAGTACCCCATACTTCAGATTGATTTTGTTCAGAACCATCTTGATATTCAGGTATAAAATCAGTTAAACCTCCATATTGGTATACAGGAGGCATTCCTTCCATCCCTTGAGGAGGAGCAGGTGGCATCATTTGTTGAGGTGGTTGTTGCATAGGTTGGGGTATATTTCTTGCTCCTTCTGGAGATTGTGGCTCAACACCAGGTATTGGTGCTTCAATTGCATTAGCAGTAGCAACGGGCTCTTCTGTTAAAGCTTCTTCAATATATTTTGCTTGTATTGCATAAGAGGCACTATCATCTTCTATGGGACCGCCTTCTTCTACACTATCACAAGTCATTCCCGCTTTACATTTAAAATAATTTTTCCAGCAATATCCTACACCTGGTTCTTTGTCATTACAGTTTTGCATTCTTTTAGATACATCAAAAAGAGCACAACTTTGACAACCACCACCACCATCAGATTCTCTATAATTATTATTTTCTACAGCTGCATTTTCATTAGCTGCTTGTAAATTAGGTATTTCACAAGCAGAAGGACAAGCTTTAGCAGCTCCTCCTTTTTGATAACTATATGTTGCTTTATTAGCCATTTAAAAAAATCTATTATATATTATAATATACTAAATAATAAGGACATAATCTAATGATTATAACTTTCTGATATGATCATAAATATGTCTTCCTTTCTTTTTAGCATCTGTATAATATAATCTATTTATTTTATCAATATATTTCTTAACTCCTTTTTCATCAGATGTACCATCAAATTTTCCATCTATGTATTCATTGTATATTCTAATTTGTGTATTTAAATCAAAAGCTCCTCCTGGAATATTTTGTTTTATTGCTCCACCTTTTTTTATTTTTGGAGTTCCAATTCCATATATATTATCTGATCCTATTTTATTTTGTGTTTGATGAACTTCTGGAGGTTTATTATTATTTCCTGCTCCAGGTTGTAATATATAATTACCAACATCTTTCCAAAATCCTGATGATTCATATTCACCTAGAACATCTACTTTCCCTGGTTGATTTACATCTGCTATATCTAAACTATAAACATCAATAAGTGGATAATAATTTGAAACTCTTTTTGAATAATTTTCTCTTTCTGGATTCCATGTTTGAGCTAAATAGTCTCGTACATAATTTTGATCAGATTTCTGTTCTGCTGTAAAATTATCTGTTCTGCTATTGTATCTATGTGCAATTATTGCTTGAGTTGCTATTGCGGATTTTTGAGGATCCATAAGATCATGCTGACTTGTTATACCTAACTCATTAAGTAATTCTTTTTCTGTATCATCTAAAGCTACATCCCATTTTATTTGTGTCCAACCAACACTATCTCTTGAACTTTTTGCACTCAGTTTTTTCTTATTTCCTTTATAATCTATTTCTATATCACCAATCTGACCCCAACTATGATATTTTCTATTAACATCAGGATTTGTATTACCAATACCAGATGCTTTAGATATACCAAGACCCATATTAAGAATCTCAGGATTTATATTACCCATACCACTTTCTACACCATATATACCAAAACTAGTTGGTATAAGCATGTCATATATATCACTAGGAATTCCTGAATTTACTTTTACAAGTGCATCTAAAATTTGTTTTTTATTATTAACTATTGCATTTAAATAAGGTTCTGTATGTTTTTGAAATTCCATATCTTCATGAGCAGCATAAGAATTATAATCTAAATTGCTTTCTTGAATTTTATTTTTATCTATAGAAATACTTACAGGATGATACTTTATACTTTCAGCACTTCTCATAATACCCTGACCTTCTCTCCATACTTGATCTTCTGAATCAAAATACCAACCACCTTGGTTTCTTCCTATTTCTCCAGTTTCTGGATGTTCTGGATTTTCTACTTCTCCTTTAAATGAAAGTTTTCCATCTTGATAAATAAACGTATTTTGATCTTTAAATTCAGGAAGGACATATACATTAGTTCCTTTTTTTATTGTGCCAAGTAACTCATTTAAATCACCACACTTCATATTAATGCATCCATATGATTGTCTATTATCATCTGTAGCATGAGAATATAATCCTTTTTTTCTTTGTTGTTTTTCTTCCCAATTAACAGTATTAGGTATACCATGTAAACTCATTGATATATTTTCACCTTCTCCCATTCTATCATGTGTAAGATTAAAAGATGGAACATCTCTTCTTTGACCTGTTTCGTCCCAATAACCTGAATCTGGATCTACATTAGAGATAGTAAATATTCCAGCTCCTGTTTGCATATTACCTGCACTCCAATCATATGTCCATAACTTCTTACCATTTTTCCATACTTTATCATCGTCATTTATTATACCATCTTTATTTATATCTAAAGGTTTTGTAACTGTTTGTTGATCACCAGGATTTTCTCCAATTAATATATTATAACTTCTTGTTGGATCTTTTTGTCCTGGATAATATAAATGTGTTTTACCAGCTATTTTATCTACAACTAAAAAAGGATCACCAGCAGGCTTCTTAACAATTAAATTTTGACCTGGATAAAGAGTACTGTCTTCACTTAATCCGTTATCAACTAATAATTGTTTTATGCTTGTTTGATTTTCATTTGCTATTTTTCCTAAGTAGTCTCCGTCTTGTATTGTATATGATAATTCTTCTACAGTTTCATCTGGTTTATTTTCTCCTTCATAGAATAAAATCTTTTCTACATTTTGTAATTTATTTATATCTCTATTATTATTTATTTTTCTATCTATATTTCTCCATGGCCCTACTGCATCTTCATAGTCAGGAGTATTCTTATCACTATATATTGAATCAACTAATGTATTTTCTATTTCTATTCTATCATTAGTACTACCATTATTTAAACCATTATTTTCTAAATCTGCTTCTGTAGGTGTCCATGCTTCTCCTTTAAGATTAGTTCTAAATTTATTTCCTCTATAATCAAATATTTTATTTGGTCCTAAATTTTCTCTAGCTTTTTCAAATGCTTCACTAAATGTTTTAAAATCATCATAAAGTAATTTTGGTGTTTTTTTATTATTAGATGGTGATTCGTTTTTAAGTTTTACAGAATCATCAATTCTAATATGACTTGGATTAGATTTATATTGTGGATTTAATTCAAGAACTTCTTCTAAGGTCATATCATTTGATCTAGCAATTCTTGTTAAATTATCTCCCTTTTTAACTTTATAAACACTTCCTCCATCTTGAAGTTTTGGTATATCATTATCAATTAGTCCATACTCAAACAATTCATCTTTTACAATTCCTGATACTTTACCTCCTTCTTTATATTTTTTTAATTGTTGTTGAAGTGTTTTAATTTTTTTATCATTTTTTTCATACTCTCCTCCTGCTTCAAATTGTTTTTCTTTTACATCTTCTTCTGTATAATCTCCTAATAACTTTTCAACAATTTCTGGAGGTAAATTATTTAAAATATAATCTTCATAAGAACTTGATTTATCATATTCCTCTATAGATTTTCTAAAATGATTTATATATTGTTCTGGTGTTTTATTTTGTTGATCAGCATTTTCACCATATAAACTTGGAAATACTTCTGATAAAGACTTTCCATCTCTAACAACATATCCAAGATATTCTCTTGTGCCTTGTCTCCCTAAAAAGTTAACTAATGCAGCAAGTTCAGTTTTATTAAATGGCATATTTATTTGACCAGAGTATTCACTGTATACTTCATCTGCTGCTGCTTTTAAACCTCTTTCACCTTTAAACAAACTTCCATCAAATCTTTTTTTGAATGTATTTTCTTGTGCTTCAAAATCTGCTATAAACTCATCTCTTGATCCATCATATAAACTATTGTCTGTTAACTCTGAAAATCTTTGACCATATAATCCACTTGCACTAGATTCTGAATTTTTTAATAATTGTCCATTTGCACTTTCAACAGCTATAATACCTGCCTTAAGTTTATTATAATCAACATGATAATCATCTATTCTATCTTGAGGTATTCTTACAGGGTTACCATTTTGGTCAACATTATTAGGATCATAGTACATTCTACCATATAATTCAAAAGGTTTACCAACTATTTTTTCTGCTGGTATAGTATAAGAACCATCTTCTCCTTTTTCTCCAAATAACCAACCTGCTGAAGCAAATGCTCCTTTCATAGGTATATCAAAATCAAACTGATCATAATAAGAAACATAAGGGAGTTTGCGTTCTTCATCATAACCCTTTGAAAGTTTATAATTATTCATAGCAAAACCTCCAGAAGAAGAATCTTTTATATATAGATTATCTTCTTGTTTTGAATTTTCAGTTTTTGGTCTTTTCTTTAAAAACTCATATGATAAAACATCACTCCATATATCATCATCCCAATTAAAAGAAAAATATTTTTTAGCTTTTTTTATTGCACCTTTAATAGTTGGTGAAAATTTTGATTCAGATATAGTATTATTTTCTGGTTCAAAACCTAAATATTTATCCCAAAGATCTTGTGAAGATTGTTTAATATATTCAGATTGTTCTGGTGGTAAATTTAAATTTTCTCCAAAAGTATCCCATGTTTGAGTTTTTCCATCCCATTCAAATGGTAATTTTTCACCAGCAATTAGTTCTTTAAAAGCATGATCTATATTATATCCAATTGGAGTTACAGAAGATCTCATACGTTGTGCTAGCATTCCTGGTTCTACTTCTCCTTTTTTCTGAAACCTTACAAGTTCTGCTCCATACTTAGCTTTAGGTTTTTCAGATTTTTGTAACATTTTTTGAAGAACCTCATAATTTTTTTGACCATAAGCATTTTTAAATATATCTAAATCTCTAATTAAATCTTCACTAGTATAATCTTCTCTTTTAGTAGCATCTAATATTGCTTGTCCTGATGTATTTATTTTTGAAGATTGTTTAGTATTTTGTAATTCTCCCATAAGTTCTTCAACGGTTTCAGAAATTTTAGGAACGTATCTCCATTGATTTTTTCCAAAATAACCAGAATCATCTTTTACTAGATCATAATGTTCTCTTTGGTATTCTGCTCCAGGATCATCTGATTTTAACCAGTCAAGTTCGTTTTGAAATGAATCATGTTTATCAGATTTTAAAAGCCATCCATCTTTTCCTACAGAAGGTCCATGATATTTATTATCATATGTTTCAGGAATCCAACCTTCTTCTCCCCAATAATCAGATTTTTTACTTTGATTAAAATCTTTTGGTTTACCCATAGCCTCCCAAAGACCTTCCATATTATAGTTAGGATCTTCTGTTTTAAGATTTTCTGGCAAAGTGTTTACAAAAGAGTTATAATCATCTCTTTCATTTTGCATATCAGGAGTTAAAACAATTTCTGGAATATCTCCAGTAAGAGGTGGTGAACCATAAGAAGCACCTGCTGGTTTAGGAACAAATCTAGATCTTTGAGGTAATTGTGTTTTTGGATTAGTTGGCATACCATCTATAGTTACCGGATCTAAAGTTATTGTTTGAGAATCTCTCCAATATCTAAAATCAGGATTACTTATATAATCTAGTAAATCATCATGTTTATGATTAAATCCTTCATCTCTAAAAGCTTGTTTTAATCTTCCAGGATTTTGAAACCACTTCATATCTTTTTGTGAAACTGCAAATCTAATACCTCCTCTATCATTTACAATATCTATTTCACCAGTTCTAGGATCTAAACGTAAATGGTCCTTTCCTATTAAATTGTATTTTTGTTTTATATCACCAGGAAGCATGTATAAGTCTTCATCTCTAAGTGTATAACTTAAAGGAGTTTTATCACCATAATAATTCCAACCACTCCATGTTTTACCTTGTTTGTTAACTCTTAAATCTCTTTGATAACCTTGTTGATACCATTCTTCACGTCCATATTCTTTTCTTTCTTCTGGTGTTAAATCAAACCAACTACTATATTGACTTATGGAGCCTTTACCTTTTTTCTTTAAATCTGTTACATATTCTGGATTAAGATTAGCAAGCCCTGATTGATCATTTCCACGTGCATAAGTTCTCCATCCACTATTACCTTTGTATTCAAGAGTGTATGTTTTCTTACCTCTATCATTAATATTTTCTCTAACCCTCATGTTTCCTGTAGTGTTATGGACTAAACTTGGCCAAGCTTGTTGAGAATGTTTTTTTGTATCTTTAAATAATGATTTACCTCTATAGCTTAAAAAATTATCTAATTCGTGTCTTTCTATATCAAAGTATCTTCTTTTATATTTTTTATCTTTATAATCATATTCTTCATAATCTGTCCAATCATTTGCAGGAACATATTTTTTTTCATTAGCTCCATACTTTTTAATTTCCCACTCTTCTTTTTCATCATCATCCTCTCCTCCTTTCTGATATATGTTTAAATCTAATAATGGTTTTCCTGTATTAAGTTTTTCTTGTACTATATTTTTCATAAAAGGTGCAAAGGGTCCTCTATTGTCTGGCATATTTTCATATTTGTTTAACCATTCTTTTAATTCAGGTTTACTATATTCATCAATTCTTCTTTGAAATAATCCTAAATCAGATTTTGTTGGAATGTTATCTAATTGATGAGCTTGTGGAGACCATGCGCCTGACCATACATCATCAAATTTTCTTCTAGAGTGTAATCCAAATTCTGGTGATTCTTGATGAGAATAAGGAGAAGATGCTGAACTACTTACACCTCTTAAACCATCTTGTCTATATGGATTATATTTTTCCCAACCTAAATAATACTTACGGTCATTCATATTAATAGGATCTAATTTTAACGAATTAATATATTGATTATGAATTTTTCCATTTTCTAATTTAAGTTGTTTATATTCTGTCATTAAAGCATCTCTTTCAGATTTAGAAATATTTTTATCAAATATTTTCATTCTAAGATTTTTAATTTTAGATGCATATTGCATACTTTCTTTACTTAATATAACATCATATTTTGAATCTTTTAATCTGTTATACAGTTGATAATCTCCTGTAAAAATTTTTGTTTCATTTGGATATTTAAATTGACCATAAAAATATGTATCATTTAATGAATTAGATCTAAGATTACCTGGATTAAGTTTCATAGCTCCATCCATTGGAAGATGTATAGTAGTTAGTGCATCATCCCAATTTCCTACATGATGATTTATAACTGAACTTCCACTTCCAGAAAAATGTGTAGTACGTGCATTATTAATCAAGTTTCCATTTTGATCAAAATCTATATATCTTCCTTTATCTCGTCTTATTAAATTGCCTTCAAAAGGTTTTGTTTCATCTATAAAGTCAAATCTATTTCTTGAAATATTACCAGGCCCTTGCACATTAGATGTTGGATTTTGTTGCCCAGATGTTCCATAATTAGTAGTGTTTGGCTTTGGTTTTGGATTCCACCAATCTTTTATTTTAGAAATAATACCTTTTTTCTTTTTAGATCCTCCTCCTTGCATTAAAGGTACTTCAAATACTTCATTACCAGGAAATATATAATCAGCACCAGGCATCATAATTTGACTATTACCAAGGTTATCAGTTCCTCTTACAGGAAAGTCTACACCTTTCATAGTTATATTACCTGATGGTATTATATTATAGGGATTGTTTTTATCCTTGCTATTTCTTTTATATCCGTTTTTACTATATTTCATTATCTAAAGGATAGGTTAAGTTTTGTATTAACTAATTTAAGTAACATTTTTCTTTGATGAAGAATAACTTCTCCAGGTTGGAAATGGAATTCGTCTATCCAAAAACCTTCAGTTTCTTCAACTCTTTTTCTAAGAATTAAGTTATTTACATAATGTCTAAATTTCTTTCTTTCTAATTGAGGTTTATTATAATCTAAATAAGCATCATTTAGATCTCTAATATAACCATTTAATTGAGTTATAAACATTGACTCAGAAACATTTCTGTTTGAAGTTATATCCCAAAATTGATCAAATCTATATTTTTGTTCTACTTTACTATATAGTATTTGAATGTCATTTGCACCAATTATTGGATAAGAAATTATATCATTTACATCAGGTGTTTGCTCTACAAGAGTTAACAACCCAGAAACTTGTTCTGTATTATAAATAATAGCTTCATCAAAGTTATACATTAAATCATGCCATCTATCATCACATCCATAATTTAATGCACAGCCTTCGTCATCTAATTGTACTTTGTATTCAAAAGCTTCCATTTGATATTCAACACTTCTTACTGTATTAACCGCTTGACCTACAGATTCTACAAGTTCAATTTCCCATGGATATTGTATATCATAATAATTATTAAATAAATCACAACGTACATTATGTTTCCATAAACTGCTTGATTCAGTTACAGGAAATACTTGTGGTGCAATATTAAATTCATCTTCACAAATTCTTATTTTACATTCTACACCTATTGTTGACTCTTGTTCATTAAATATTGTTAAACAATCTATTTCTTCTGCTGGATCCCATGTTCCTATAAAATACATATCATAACCTTCTGGACACTCACATGTTAATGCTGTTAGTTCTATTCCAGTAGTACCACCAGGATCTACTATTTCAGTTATTGGATCATCAGTTGAGCATTCTAAACAACCTTCATCAAGAGCATCTTGTAAAGTAGGTTCAAGTCTTTGATCTATAACTACAGGGTGAAATTCCCAAGGAAATTCAAAATCTCCTGTACCTATACCCCATTGACCATAACCCATAATTGTTGCATATTGAACATTTGAATAAAAGTTAGCTGTATCAGGTGGTATATTACCTGGGGGATCAAAACATCCAGGTGCTTCAATTGGATCTTCATTATCATCTAATTCACCAGCATCCCATGCTTCATATGTTTCTATATAAGTATCTTGATATGAATTTAAAGTATCTAAAGGACCTCCAAAAAATCCAAAATCAGGATCTGGATCATATGCAGTACAAGAATGAGTATGAGATGCACCAAGGTTATGTCCTATCTCATGCATTACAACTTTAAAAGACCAAGATGAATCAAAATCAGAATTTAAAAATCCTTCAGGATTAAATTCTATATTTTGACTTAAAGGTGCAGCAATACCATAAGCTCCTGGAGTTGATTCACAATAATCTGGTGATACATCATGGTTACATACTCCACCTATACCCCATGCTTGACCACCTTCAAGAACTTCATCATTCATACTAAATATATATACTAAACTTCTGTCAACTGCAATTAAATCTGGATCTGTTGTCCACTCAGCAATAAGAGTTTGTAAATAACAAGTTCTAATTTTATGAATACTACCATTATCACAACCACCACAAGGAAAAGACATTGAAAAATTATCATTTAATGTCCATATACGAAGATAATTAAGTGTCACCTGTGTATCTAATTGATCTTCATATACTTCACTAACTCCAGCTATAATCATAGTCACCCAATCTGTAAGTGCATTAATATTATCTGCTTCATCACCATTATTAAATTCTTCATAAGTATACTTATCAATTTCAATTGCCATTTTAATACAACCTCCAGTTGAAGATCTAGCTTGTTTTGCAGATGCTTTTCTTGCTGCTTTTGTAATATCATCAGTGGTTGCACAATCAAATATTGGAATTCGTTTTGAATCAAATGTATTATATAAAATATATTTAGTTTTATCTTTACTTGCTTTCTTTTTAACATCTGAATCTTCAACAGTAAATTCATAAATTTTCTTACCCTTTCTAATTACTCCAAACATTTTAGTTTCCATAAATGTTATAGATCCTTTTAAATCTTTTTCTCCACGAATTTTATATGAAACTGCTTTAGATACATATGGATCTTTCACTCTTCCTTTTTCTGTTTCTAAAACTACTTGAAAATCTTTTGAATGTACATTGACAAGTTCTAATGGTAATTTAAGAGTTTGGTTATCCATAAAAGGAACAGTTATACTAAATCTTTTAGGCTTTGATAATCTAATGTCTTTAAGTATACTATCTTCTATTTCAAAGTAAATAGAATTATTTTTATTTTTTGTTACACTTGCATTTTCAATATGTATTCTATTAAATGGTGGCATATCATCACCATCATCTATAATGGCAAAATCAAATGTAAAATCAGGAGTTCCTTGACCATAATTACCACCATATTCAACTTTACAACATTGTGGAGGATCTAATGTTTCATCAAGTTCATAACCAGGACCACACTCCCAAGTTGCATCATTTATACACATACCAAATTCATCCATAGTATACCCTGGAGGACATATTGGATCCAATCCTTTTATTGTATTAGTTGTAAGAAAATGATTATAACTAGACATAGTAAGTTCAGGATGCCAATCATGAAATGATATCCATCCTTTAATCTTAGGGTCATAACTTACCGTCCAGGATATATCTGTAAAAAACTCATTATTTTCTAAATCAACAGGTGTTATAACATCTATATAAGGAGCAGGATCACATATTCTTTCTACACACTCTACACATTCACCTTCACATTCTATACAGTCTTGTTCTGTTGCAGGAAAAGGAGTTCCAGTAAAAAATAAATCTCCTTGAGGACAATCACAAGCAAATACTGGATCAGGTACTGGTGGTTGAAAATTATCTACAGAAACATAAGTAGAAGAAGTTAGTGGGTTATTAGGATAATTACTTCTACATCGTATTGTAAGATAAGGCCATGGTCCACCATAAGGCATAAATACATATGGAATTTGTGTACTTCCATTCATGCTAGCCCAAGTATTCCATTCATATGGTTCAGGACCATCTGGTTGTAAATTAACTCTTATAGGAAAGTCCTCAGATCCTGTTTGTGCTCCTATTGTAGAATCATCATCTATTCCGTGATAATCAGTTATAGTTCCATTTATACCATCTACAGCTGGAGATATCCATAATAATTCACCTAGATCACAGGAACTCTGACTTCCCCAAATTTCTATACCCATTTCATGATTTAAATCATAAGTAATATTAGCTATTGTATAATAAGTTTTATGACCTTCTTCACTTATAACATAATAACCAACTGTATCTGGAGGACCTCCTAAAGCTATAGTTCCTCGGTAAACAACACCTGGTTGTAAATCTGTAGGATTTCCAGCAGTATCTAGCATTGGAGTACTAACATGTTCTACCCAACCAGCATGATTTGTAACTAATGAAAGATATGATTGTCCCTGAACTGCTGGCCAATCAGGATACTCTGTATCTAATTCTTCATCATAACCACCACCAACTGTCCAGTTACCTGGTTGTATGTCTGGTGTAAGAAAACCACATACTTCCCAATATTGTGCCATTGACGTAGACGGATCACCCCAATCATTAAAGTAAGTACTATATTCTTCAGGTTCTTCTCTAAGTCCATAAGCAAGAACGTGTGAACCATTTCCAGTTAGTGGTCCCATCCAATTAGATGTTGGTGGAGTTCCATCAGTACCACTTGTACCTATACCTGGTTCATATTTCCACATGTCACTTGTAGAACCATATCTTTGTTCTGATATAGTCCATGGTGGCCATATTAAAGGCCAATTTCCTGGTACACCAAAATCATCCATAGTGTATTCCCATGAAGGATTTTGAACAATTATAGTTTCTGCTGCTTCAAGATCTTGATAATAATTTGCCTCATAGTAATTAAAAGTACAACACTCATCTGTTTCTGGATCATACTCTGTACCTTCTGGACAATCTGGAACTTGTGCTACACCATAACATTCTGTTTCATTAATAACTAATCCTAATTCTTCATCAAACTCTATACATTCTGGATTACATGGTTCATAATCTTTTTTAGAAAAATAAACTATATCATAGTTAGGATCATATACAGATTGAACACCTATACCAAATACAGGATTATCTGCATAATCAGTTCCTTCTAATTCAGGATATGCGGCTAATAATCTAGATGGCAAATATTTATTAAACCATTGTTTTAATCCTGCATCTGCAATATTTGTAAGACCTTGTGCATAATTAAATATTTTACCTTGAGCTTGTGATATATAAAATACACCTGAAGGAGTATTAATAGCACTAAGTGAATCTTCACATGATCCATATTCATGTGGAAGATCAGCTGTAGTTATTTGTTGCATTGGTTCATTAAATAAACCACCATCTCCAATAGAAAGTTTAGTTTCAAAATCTGTTGTTAGAGTATCAACACCTTGAAATAATTGAGGAGCTAAATGAGGAAATAATATAAGAGCTCCAGATTTAGAAACAGGTTTAATTGTGCTTGGTGCATTTTTAAAGTCTTTATAATTATTTGGAAGATATACTCTCCAAAAATCTTTTTTAGCTTCATTAAATGCTTGTAATGAATATATAACTCTTTTTGGATAATGTTTAAAACAATTATCTGCAACAGAAGGATCATAATCTCTAGGTTGTATAGTACCATAAGTAATCATTTGACTATTTAAGTTAGACTTACTTAATGAATCATCATACTTATAGAAGTTACCTTCTTTAATTATATCAACATGAAATAATTGATCAATGTCTGTATAGTTTGTCCAGTCATAATGTTTTTCTTTTCTGTCTCCACCATAATCTCTATATCCCATATTAAGTTCTGATTCTACAAAGAAATCATTTACACCACTACAATGAGTATACATATATGCTGTTTTATGTATAAAGAAATTAAATTGAGTACCAGCACCAGGAGCTCCAGAACCAAAACTCCAATCACCAGATCCAATCTCTGTAGTAGCGTCACCTGCATCACTACCTGGTATATCTAAGTTATGTAGAGTTGAAGGTATTCCACCTGCAGTCCAGTTAAATGAAAAGTTTAAAAGTGGAGATATCATATTAATCATATCAAACTTTGTCATGTCCATCCAGTGTCTTGCATAAGGAACATTTTGATAATTTTGATACTGAAAAGGAAATTCATCTGGTTCATTATCTTTTAAAAATTGCCAAAAGAATGGCATTATAACTTTTTCATTATATCTGTTTAAATATACATCTCCTCCAAATAAACAATCTGATACATACGTATCATCTTCTTGAGGTATAAATAATCCACGTTCATTATAAATTTCTGCACAATCACCTTGATTTGGTGTCCATTCAGTTCCAGAACCAGTTGCAGGACCAGGTACAAAACCTTCTTCTCCTGGTTGCAAAACTTTAGCATCTTTAAAACATTGTATACATGGAATAGGTAATTGTTTAATACCATCTAATTGTCCATATTGATTTTGCATATTAAATTTAAGAGCTACATAATGTGCAGCAATTAAAGAACTATAATGACCTCCAGTAGGATTACCATAAATCCCATCACCAAATGCACCAGAAAGTGTACTTAATGTTTGTCTTGAAGTATCAAGCCAACCACCAAAAGGATTCACAAGTTCATTCATTGATATAGGATTACCAACTTGATTACCTTGTGTTTGTAAAACAACAGTTGATGGTCTAAATAAATTGTTTATTCTCATGTTATCAGCTGTAAACTCAGAACCAAAATCTTGTATTGTATTACCAACATATCCTGATTTACCTAATCTGTTTCTAAATACTAATCCATTTGCCCTAGGGATTTCAGTACCATAAAGACCATAAGAATTATATTTAAGAGCATGTGGTTTTGGTGAAGAAAGATTTATAACTAAATCTACAACTTCTTGACCACCTACTGCTACATAATTTAAAGTTGAAAATATTGTAGTTGCAATTGCCATTAAGTTAGGTAAAGCTTTATAGTTAGTTCCTTTAAACTCTACAGTTCTACCTGGACCAATGTGTCCTGGTGTAAGAGCTGCAGCAGCTTCTTCTGCTACTTGAACACTACCCATGTATTGAACTTCACCACCTCCTGGACCTAAAGGAAGAGGAAGATCAAGTCCAATAGCAGATAAAGTAAAATTAGTTTCTGAAAGTTGATTTACACCTTCAGCAGTGACTGATGCTGCAGCTCCTGCTACAGAAGCAGCCATTGTATTTGATGCTCCTGGAGAAATTAATGGTAGTCCTAGTCCACCAGCCCCACCTGTTATTGATGTTGAGGCATCTACAAGAGCAAATGGTGCAGTTGCAGGCGTTAAAGACGTAATACCAGGTGCTCCTGCTAAAACACCAGGTAATGGAGGTATTACAGGAGTAGTAGTAATTCCACCCCATGAAGGGTTTTTTCCATCATCTGCTTGTCTAGTTTTTTCAATTTTTTCAATTCTTTCACCACGCATTTGATTAATAGCATAACCTACACCAATTATAGCTGCAATGATTGCGGTAAAGTCACGTATTATTGTATTCTTTGGATGTTTTTCTGCTGTAACAAAATGTCCTTGCTGTCTACCAGCATGAACACCATAACTTTTAATTTCATAAGGATTTAAATAAGGTCTTTTAAATGATGTTTCTGGTGAATGAAAAGTAAAAAAATTATTACATGTTGCATAATTTGCACCACCATTTCCACAACTTGTAAAACCTAAAGAGTTCCCAGCTCCATTATCACCCCAAGATAGAGTTCCATTATCAGTTGTTACTAGATATGGATCTACACCAGGAGAATTATAAGGGTAGTTTGGTATAAGACCTGTTGTACCAATTAATGTAGGGTTATCAGCACCAGAGTTTCCATCAGCAGGAATAGAATAGTTTCTCATACTCCTTACCATACCTTTTGCCATTATAGATTTATTACCTTGTCTTGAACCTACAAGTATTTCATATCCTACAATATTTCTTATAAGAGAACCATCAAAATTTCTTGGCCATGTAATGTTATCAAACTCAACACCTAATACACGTATTCTTTGATTGTCTACATTAGATTTAAAAACACTACCATCTGTTTGTTCATCTGGAAATTTATGATGTCTAATTGGTGTACCACATAATTCACCCCATCTTCCATTTGGATCTGTACTAGGATATAACTCTGTAGATTCCCAATATCCCATACTACCCTTTGCTATTATTGTACCACCATCATCTGTAACAGGATTAACAAAAGGACCAAAGTCATCAGCAACAGCTGTATTATGTGTTTGCCAAAATTCAGTTTCTGTTGCGTCTATAACATTATTACCATCTGCTATTGCTGAATCTGTAGCATTTTTATCTCTACCTGGTATATGATATGATTCAGATTTTTCTCCTGTAGAATAAATAAACCTTATAAAAAATGAATATTGTTCATCTCTCATAAATGTAGGTTTATTACCACCTTTTTTATAATAGTCTGCTGGATATTCTACAGAAACCCATCTAGCACCTATGTGGTTTGCTTGAGGTTGATAATTAAAATCATACTGACTTGTTGGTCCTATTCTAAGAAGATAGTCATTAAGAGCTATCATTTTATCAGATCTTTCAAAAGCAGGATTTCTTAATGATAGTTGTGAAAATGGAACAGAACCTGCTTTTGCTGTAGCTTCATTTATATAATCAATATTTATTGATGTTTGTCTTGTACTATATAATCCAACTAATCTTCCTTGTATTTGTTGTTGATTATTAGATAATATTACTAATTTAAAAAAATCAAAATTTGTATCTAAATTGCTTATTTCTATATCTAGTGAACAAGCAGTATCATCATGTTCCCATAAAGGTTGTATATTTGAAACTCCAATATAATCACCTATTTGTTGTTCGTTTACAGTATATGCAATAAAAGCTTGATATGATCCATTCTTTAATAAACCTCCACTTGGAGATTTAGAAAGTTTTATACATGGAGTTTTCATTAAAGGTGCTAAACGTATAAGATCACAATCAAGTTGTAATGGATCAGCATTTTCATATACCCAACATGGCTCTCCTTGTCCTCCTTCTTCTTCCGGACCTGCAACTAGTGTTTGTATCCAAGGTACATTAATGTTTTCTGTAATTCTATCAGCAGGACCTAAATTAAGAGTTCTAGAAGGATTTCTTCCATCATCCCAATATACTTGCCAAGAACAATCAAAATTTTCTTTAGAGGCTCCTGTAATAAGATTAACTTTATTAAAGTCTAAACATTGATCATTAATTAAAGTAGTATATTCACATCTGCTATCATCAAAATAACCTATTTCACTACTTTGATTATCTGTAGAATATATTATCCAGCTATCACCAAATAGATTAATAAAGCCAATTATAGTATAATCAACACTAATACAATTTAAATTTGCAGGTTCATTACCTATTGTACCAGCATCACCTTTTGCAGAATTGTTTATACAATTTCTGCAATGAACCCAATTTTCTTGCCCCACAAAACTATCATGGGCATCTTTTGTCATACCTTTGACAAACAGATCCGTATCAATACTAGAAGTATCTTGAGGTTGTGAATTTTGTCCTTTTGCCATTATACACTATTTATCTAACTGGAAAACTTTTAAACATATCATAGTAATTACTATATTGTGCTTTTCTATTAACTTCCCATATTTTTTGTACCTCCTTAAAGTCAGGAGTATTAATAAATCCTAAAGCATTATTTCTAGCAGCTCTAAGTTTTTGTTCTATATAACTTATTTTTTGTGAAACTTGTTCTCCACTAAATAACATGTTTTCTAATATTCTTTGTTTTAATGCATACTCATAGTATTCATTACAGTATGGATGGTCAAGCACTAATAATTCTCCATCTTCATTTTCCATGGCTCCTTGATAATTTATATAAACTTTTCCTGATGTAAAATTTGTTAATAAAAATCCATCTTTAATTTCTGCTACATCCATTGCTTGAATATTAATATTTGGACAATCACATTGCAAAGAACCAGTATTATCTTTTATTCTTAAAGGATAGAATCTACTAGAAGTTCTATATTGTTCAGCACCCATATATTGAACAACCATGTATTGATCATATACTGTTTTTCCATTTTCTTCTTTAGGACAAGTTTGAACAACGCAAACATCTTTACATGTAGGATCATCACAAGGACCGGTATCACCACCGTCTGGAGCAGGTACATATTTAGTTTGAGTTGTATCTACATGTGTACCTGAAGGAAATGTATTTCTTATTTTAAATTCATCACAAACAAAAGCATAATTTAAATACTTAAAATCTGAAGGTAATTTAACTTTATTGTGTTCAACTTCTAAAAGATCTTCCTTAGTTCTATGTATTCTTAATCCTAAATCATAATTAACACGAGTTGCTACTTTAATTAATTGTTGAGGTTCTATCATTCCTTCTAGAGATTGTCCAGAAAAATCAATACTAACATCAGCTAACAATTGATCAAAAGTTCTATATTTATGTGATATTGCCATTATCTATTTACATTTTGTTTATTATCTCCATCTTCTGCAGGAGCTTTCATTGTATTAAATGTCTCTTGTAAAACTTGTTGTTCTATTTCAGCATGTAAAAATTCTGGTACAAAAAATCTTTGCATATATCTAGGAGGATCACAATTATCAGTAGGATCACAATTAAACTTTGATATATCACCTTCAAAAATGCCTTCTATCTTTATAGCTTCCCATTCTATATTTGGAAGATATAAGTAATCATTTATCCACCAAAAATATTTTGTTTTATTATATTTAAATGAAGTTGTATTAGCCATTGCAGTAAATGTAGCAGGAGAAGTTGCTTGTACATTTACAGATCCATCAATAGAAGAAACACTTCTAATTAATGGTCCCCAATAGCCTTCCATAAATGTTGGAAGTTTTAATCTTGTACGTTTAATTGTGCAATCACTTTTTATTCCACAACAATTTGATTCTATCTTATCTACATCAACTAAATCAACAAAAGTTAAAGTTTGCCATACACTATTAAACTTCATAAGTTTATTTGCACCATCTTGTCTTCTCATAAGAAGTGTAGAGTACTTTTTTATTAAGCTATATAAGTATCTATCTGTAACAAAAGCATCTTCAGATTCTGCTTTTATTTGATTTCTAATTCTAGATACTACATCCCCTATTGTTGTCATATTATAATATTTTATTTTTTATACATATCAGCAACTCTTTTTTTGCTTTCCATTACAATATACTTTGACCATTGTTCTGGATATGTTTTTGCTACAGATCTTTTAAATTGTCTAACAGCTTTAAATTGCCATAACTCTCTATTTTTAAATCTATATTTAGTAGAATAGTTAGTATAAAATATTTTAGCTATTTTACCATCTGTATTTAAATTCCTATTTTGTAAAACCTTACCATATTCTTTTGATAAAGAATAGTTAGTGTTTACACTTTTAGCAGCTGGGCATGTTCCTATAAATAAGTAACCTAAAGAATCAGGTAGCTCCACACCTTCTCTATTATTTATTACTTCTTCCCACAGTTTAGTGTTATATAATTTAATAATTTTTTTAAGTTTAGTATCATCAATATTTTCATATATAGGATACTTTTCTTTGAATTCTTTAATTAAATCAGAATTCAAAAGTCCTAAAACTTTTTCTCTATATCTAGGAGCAGTTAAGTCTGGAGCTTTAAAATTACTTATCATATTAATACTATACAATATAATTTACAAAAAAAAGGGGATTAATAAAAGTTTAAACCCTATAGATTAATCAGGAGAATAAGTTAGTTCACATATATTACCTTTATTATAATCATGTAATTCTATTACACCTGACCTTTTAGAACCTACAAATTTATTATGATAATGCCAATAATCTGTTCTAGAGAGACTTGGTAATATCTTTAGCATAAACCCTGTACGTTCATTTGTAGTAATATATTCTACTTTCTTTTTATGATGTAAATGACCTGTAAATAAAGTTCTATTTGTAGTTATACCCCATTGTTGTGGAAACTCTGTAGCATAAAGTAAAAGTGAATTTTTAGTATTTACATCCCCATGTTCAAAAGCAAAAAAGTTATCACCCCATGTATATACTTTTCTTTCAAGATATGTTACATCCCAAAGTATATTAGGATCATCTATAGCTCTAGATAAAGCATGAGTTAAATGAAATGAAGATAATCTATCATGGTTACCAGGAATATAAACAACTTGAAGATCATCACAATATTGTTTTATAAAATTAATACTCCAGTATATTGCATCAAATGCTTGAGTATAAGCTTCAGTGGCAGTAGAACAATTATCTAATGGTGTACCAGAAGTTGTAGTACCAGCCCAACTATCCATATTCATTAAATCTCCTCCTACTACATAATATATTTTTTTAAGATTATGGCTAGCATGTGCTCTTTCTACAAGATCCATAATAGTTTCCTCAAAATCTTTATCTATAGTTTCATTACCTTGTTTACCAAAATGAATATCTTGTAATGACAAAACAGCACATACATCTTTTTTACCTTCACTTTTAATTCTTTTAACTGGAGAGAATTTTTTTGGTTTCCAGTTTTCAAGTAATTGCTCTATATGAGCAGTATCATCATTTTTAAGCTTTGTAATTAAAGCTGATATACGCCAGTGATCTGACATTTGTTTATTCCAATATTGTGACAACTTCCATTGTGTTGTATCAATATTTAATATTTGTATAATTTCTTCAGGAGATTTAGGTTCTGTATTTGAGATTCCAGTAATCTTTCCTTGGCCGTTTTCCATGTCATATGATGATGTACAATCATCTGTAACATATCCCATATCTTTTTCTTCTTTTCTTTTTTCCCTTCCTTCTGCATATATTTCTTTTTTTATTTTATCAAATTCTTCTTCTGTTATTCCTAATCTTTCTGCACAATACTCTGAATTCTTTTTCCATTTTAAAGCGTTTTTTACTTTTTCTTTTAAACTCATAAGATAGCTATATTAATTAGTGGTGCTAATATATAAAAAAATTATTAATAAAAAAAAGAACCCCAGATGAATATCTAGGGTTCCAGCGTTTCGTGAGAGTTAAAACCAACAAAAAAACCTCCACACTTCGCTATTCTGGTATAGTTACATATAATGTTGCTGATCCTGGATCAACTGTAAAAAGTTCTACTGTATCTTCTTCTTCTATAGAGTACTGTGTAGTTAACTTAAACATATATGTATTTCCTGGTATTAACGGAACCATGGCACCGGTAACAGTAAATGAATTTGACAATAAAGGATTCATCAATGTATTAAACTGTGGTATTTCTTCCCATATGTTACTTCCTACTGCTGAATAAAATAAATTCATAGAACTTAAAGTTTCAGCTTCTAAAGGTTGATAAAGAAAATCATAATAAACTAATTCTACACTATTAGATGTAATACTATTAGCATAGAAATTTTTAACTGTATAAGGATAAGCAGATGCATCAGCATGAGCTAAAGCAATTTTTTGTAAAAACTGATCTAATCTTTCTCCTTTACGCATGCATATTTCTACACTTTGTGCTGCATCTGCATCTGAACCAGTGCCTGGAAAAACACTTCCTGGATCTACTATTTGCATGGTTACACACCAACGGTCTTCTTCATGACAATGTCTTACACATTCTGTACAAGTTACAGTTTCACAAGGCTCTGCAGGAAGATTACAAGTATGACCATCATATGTGCAATTAGCTGGTATATGATAACTAGTATCATTACAACCACATGCAGTAGATTTATTTGATTTACATTTTTGACAAGCCATATTCTTATTATTTAATTATTAACATGCTGATACAGTTTTTATATCTTCCCAATAACCTCCTGATGAAGCATCAGCATCATATTTAGCAACTTTTCTTATTGTATCTAAAGCAGCTGCTCCATGTTGTGCATAATAAGCTCCATCTGTTAACTCATCATTACTATCACTTGTGTTAGCACCTTGCACAGATTTATATGCTTTAACGCTTGTATCAAACTCAACACCTGTTGAATTATATATACTTATACATTGAGAAAGAGTTATAGCATATGTTCCTGCTTTTGAACAATTATTAGGTTGAGATGGATCACTACCGTAAGATGTTACTGCTACATTATTTAAAGTTCCTGTCATAACTTTTCCATTATCAACGCCTGACGGACAGTTTATATCAGTTAAAATACCACCACCAGAAGTATCAGCACCCGTTATACGTTTTAATGCTGCTCCTAATTGTCTTTCATGTTTAGAAGAACTATATTTTTGAGAATCTGCAGTTAAAATAGATTTATCTATAAATGGCATAACTCTAAAACCATATCCATATAATCCTGATATAGTATTTGCACCTCCTGCTGTAGTACCAGTATAAGGGACTGGTAATGAAGCACTAGGACTCATATATGGAGATATATCTATTGGATTTTTAACACTACCAGAAGCTAATCCTTTGTATCCTGCTGTTGATAATGTTGTTCCTGTTAAAGCTCCAATTGCTTGTAATACAGCAGCAGAACTATTATCTTGAGATCCAGAAACAGTAGGTATTAAAATTTGTGTTAAATCAAATTGTTTATGTGTAATAGGATTTCCCCCTACAGCTGTTGTTCCCCATGTAGTTCTTAAAGCTTCATTTACCCATAATATATCTAATAATTCATCATAATGAGTTTGATAAGATGCTGTAGGTTGTGCAGGACTATTCCATCCATTTGAAATACTATTAGATCCATAAGTACCATTACCATTGACATCGCCTATAAAACAAATTAAATATACTGTACTAGGTACACTGTCTGTTGAAGATGCATCCCAATACGGAGGTAAATTTCTAACAGCACTATACCCACTTGCTACACTAATACTACCAGTTCCACCATTTTTCTTGTCAACCATTGCTTTAGTATAGTTTAAATAGTCTCCAGAATTAGATCCAGTAACAGGTACATAATAAACAGAACCAGTCCAGTCTGAACAATTATCTAATAAAAATTGTTGTAACTCACCAACCTGATCTTTTATAATAACAGCTTCATCTTCAGAATATATATTTGTATCTATAAATACTGTAATATCTGTATTTTTATTTGGTATAGCAGCTGCATCTACAATAGGAATAGTTACTGTATTAACTGTTCTATTTCCTGGATTACCAACAGTACAATCTGTTTTTGCATAAACTTCAATAGAATCTACTCCACCAGTAGGTCTATTTACAATAGGAGTATATATAAGTTGTACATCACCTTTTAAAGAGGCATCATAATTATTATCTGTAGGTAATAAAAATTCAGTTGAGCCACCAAGTGCTGATGTAGCATTCCATGTTATAGGTGTAGTTTGTTTTGAATAACCAACTATATTTATTGGTATTCTTAACTGTTTATTACCAACTGTACCCTCATAGGTATTAGGAGCATAAACATACCAAGCAGTTTTATCAGAACCATAACCTACATGATTAGCTGATTCAGTATCTGGACAATATAGAGGTCTTACATAAGATGGTTTACAATCACAACAGAATACTACTTGATCAACACTTTTATTATCAGTATTTATTAAAGCATATACATAATAAGTTTTATTTCCACTAACTACAATTTCTCCTGCATATTGCCAGCCATTTTCTTCTGGAAGCATTGATGTTTTCATTCCAGTTGCTGCATATGTTACATTTCCACAAGATATACTTGTAGTTGGATTATCACTTATAGCATCTGAATAAACATGAAATTGTCCATCTACACCAGCATCAACTGATGAATCTGTTCCTTTATATACAGCAACAGTTGAAGCATCAGATGCACTTAAACCAAACAGCCAAGAAGTAGTTGTAACCCCATCAGTATATTTTGCTATTTCTACTTTTGTTGTACCTATATCTGCTATTTTTGATTTATAGTCTGTAGAATTTTTAACAACTGTCACACACGTTGGAGCTGATGTTTTAAATTCTATTTTATCACATGATGTTACATTACCAGCAAGAGTAGTTGTTTTACAATAAATCTCATATGTTGTACCTGCAACTAAACCAGTTGATTTACCTGTATTAGTTGCTACTGTAGGTTCTTTTATTGTTTGTTTAGACATTGTACTACCTAAAGAATCTTCAACTATAATTTCATAAGTGTTTTTTGAATTTGTAGTTAATTCAGTAATTTTATATTCAATAGAAGTTTCACCGGTACTAGTTAATTCAATTTTAGGACATCCTGAACTATTTTCTAAAGTGTACTCTGCAATTCGTTCACATTGATTAGATCCATCTGTAAAACAGAATTCTATTTTTATTTTAAAATTACTAGTTGTATCTAAAACATTACCAATGTTTCCTATAACATGACCAACTTTACTATTTTGTAATTCAGATACATTAGCATAATCTATTAGGGTATTTAAAGAAGAATCTTCAACTGTAATTTTAGTACCTCTAGCTTTATTGCAATCATAAAATCCAGTAGGTATAACCATATTTCTAAAGTCAATAGTAATACTAACAAGATTTCCTCCTGTATCTTTATTTATTCTTAATTTAGGATCATAAGTAAATCCTACACAACCTGATGGATGAACTGTAGATTGTAAATCAGAAACTGCACTTCTTACATCACATAATACTTTCCAATTATTATCAATAGATTGAGATAAAGTAGAAGGAGATACGTGCCAACCTGCCATTGATGAATATTGACCAGCTCCATTTAAACGGTCTGTTGCAGATAAATTAATACACTGAGATCTAGAAGCTTTAAGAATATCTGCAGTACTTCCAAGAGCTTTTTTTAATTTAGAATAATCTAAATCTAAATCACTAAGTAATTTGTTCATTGGTACACGTTGACCAATTTTTCCTACAGATCTTGCAATAACAGTTGGTGGAGTATAGATTGCACCAGACTTTCTTTCTACATTTATAAGTTTTTTTTCTAGATTTTTTATTATAGGTAATTGTCTAACTGCTCTATTAGTAAGGTGTTGTGTATTATCTCTAATACCAGGAGCTCCACCTGCGGAAGGATTAGGACTACAATCTACAGCAGTTAATAAACAACATAGTTTAGAACTAACAAATTCTAACCATCCACTATAAAAATATTGCTGATTACCGTCAAATTCCCAATAATATTGAGAATTTCCGCTATCAAGAAACATTGTATTAGTTATGGAACCATTTACTGTAATTGGAGTATTAGGAGACTCAACTGAATATATTTGAATACCCAAAGAAACATTATTGTCTTGTACATATCCTAATGCACTTCTACACGGAAAGTCTACTTTTATACTTCCTGGATCTCCTGGACTACCTGCTGGACCCGGACTACCTGCTGGTCCTGGGCTACCTGCTGGTCCTGGGCTACCCGCTGGACCTGGATCACCTAGTGGTCCTATTGGTCCTATTGGACCTATTGGGCCTAAAGGTCCACTTGGTCCTTCTAATCCTTCAATACTATTTATGAAGTTCCATATTCTTGTAAGTTCAGTTACTGTATCACAATCAAACTGAATCATTATGTTTATTAAATCTGAAATAGTTTCAGGATCTTCTGTTAAACCATAACATGTCCAATCAATTAAACTTAGATCAAAAATTTCACCACCACCATCTAAATGACAAATAAATTCAGCTATCTTTGCAATAATAATACTAATAGTATCACCATTACAAACATCTATACAATCTAAATCTGGACCTTGCCATACAACACAATTTGAAGATATAGGATTACATCCGTTTGTATTTCCAGTAGTAAGTGGTATCATAAGTTATTTTTTTTATAGCTAAAATTATTTACTATATAATATAATATACAAAAGTTTTAATAAACAACCAAGTGATCATATCTATTCCTCAGCTTCTTCTATTTCAGTACAACCAGCTTTTTCTATATTACATTCTTTAATTTCATCATCTGTTAAAACTATTTCTATTTTTTGTTGAGCACATCCTCCTTTAGTTGTAAAACAATAACATACATTTAAAGTATGTTCAGTATTTACTGATGCATTGTTTATGGTAGTTTTAAATATACCAAATTTATCTGTATATCCAGCATTTCCTCCATTTAGTATTATTTCATAATCTTTAACTGGATCTCCATTTTGATTAGTTACTTCTATTCTTATACATTCTGAATCATCTACACATTGAGCATTAAATGATGGAATAGGAGGTTCTATACATCCTGAACACAATTGAGCACCAGTTCCTTCAAATAATGGAAAAGTTTCACTATATAAATCAATTTGTGTATTTAAAAAACCATTAGGATCATTTTGGTTTACAAAATCACACAAATCACATAAGGTTAAAATATTATCATATGCAAGTATCTCTTGCCATCCTGGTGGTAATGTATCATTATAAGGCAGTAAATTATTTGTTAAGAAAAACATAAATTGATTCCAGTCTAATTCTGGATAAGGAGACCAAGGTATTTCACTTCTTTCCCAACCACAATAATAACAAGGTGTTGTTGATACAACTCGTGGAACTTCATTTTCTTGCAGTGTGTTATCAACATTAGCAAGATCTGTATTAGTACTAAAAGTTTCTAATATGTTTTCATATACAACTCCCCCATTTGGAAAACTCCATGTGCATGTTACTAGTGGTTCAGGTAATATAGGCAGGTATTGAAATGAATTACCTGTACCTTGCCAATCTCCAGCTATTGTATTTGCTTCTGGTGTTCCTCCATCTGTCCAAAAAATAGTTGGATCATCAAAACCTTGTGGAAAAGCTTCATCAAGAACTTTTGTATATGTATTGTAACCATCTACTACAGTCATAATAATTGGAAAATCCCAATTATCAGGATACCATTGACCACCATCCATTGTACTCCATGCAGTATAATCAGTTTTAGTATTACCAAAAAATGTCATACCAAATGCACCTGATGCTCCAATCTCAATACTATCATCTATAAAACCCCACATTTGATTTCCTTCACTGTCTGTAGTTTCAGTAAAACCACCATTATCAAAACCTGCTGCAAAACTAGATGCTATTGGATCTAAATAATAAAAAAATGGAAGTTTTACACCATTAGCATTTGTTCTTAAATTACATTGTGCAATAGGAACTGGATATGGTTGTGGAAAAGGAATTTGATTAAATGGTGGAACATTTCCATATCCATTTCCAACTCCATTTGGCCACATAATTTGCAGCCATGGATCAAGTCCATATATTTGTTCACCTGCTGCATTAAATCCTATTGCATTAATTATTGCATAAAATGTAACTTGAGCATTACCAGAAACATTAGGTATATTTTCAAAAGCATTAATATTACACTTAAGACCTACATTAATACCTCCTGTTGATTCATAATAATAACCACCTGTATTAGCTAATTGTTGAGCATTAGGTATAAAAGATGCAGGATATGTACAAGGATTTTGACATTGTCCTTCTAACCAATTTGGATCTTCACCAGAATTTACACTCCATAATTCTTTTTCATATGTAATTGAAGAGTATGTTTTTATTTTTTCTGGTTGATTACACAACTCTGATTTGATGGCGTATTTATTTAATTGATCTATAGAGCAACATGGACTTAAACCAAATCTTTTAGATCTAAAATCTTTATATATGAAATCTGCAAACTTTTGCTGTATTTCAATTTTTTTTAATATCTCTTTGTCAAAGTCCGCCATATCTGTTTAATTAACAGCAAGAAATGTCACATGTTATTTTCTTTAATTTAGATTCTGCATATTTATATAATTCCCAACCTGCTTCTGGGCTACCAGCATATTCTACTTTTGCTTTAGCAGCATCTATCATTGTTTTTATATAATGCATTTCTGCTATAATTTTTTTTCTATCACTTGAAGGTTCACATGCTTGAATATCTAAATCACAAAGTTTTCTATAATAAGCTGCCATTATAGTATTAGTTCTTAAATGGTTATATTCCACATATACTTTATCATGTGGTTGTACTCTATATTTAATTACATACACACCATCAGGATATGGTGCTGTATTTTCACCACAACCATATGTTTGTAAACCTAATGCACAAGCAGTAAGATTTAAATTAAATTGTGGTTGAACATCTACTATATAAGGATTGCTAAAACCAGGAGGTAAGATTAATAATTGAGGGCATTCTATAGGTACTTCTTCTGCATATTGACTTGTATCTTTAACACTAAAAATATCACAATTTGCAACACAAGGTAGTTCTAGACTTAATATATGTTTTGCTGCCATAAGATGAATTTAATTGAGTACTCATAAATAATATACAAAAAATGCTTCTGATATAAAAATAAAAAGGGCAGGAATAATACCCGCCCTTTTAATTAAAAACTTAGCAAACTATTAAGTTGCTGAAGTCCAAGAACTAAGATCTTTAACTGTAGTTTGTGCCCAACCAGCTAAGTTAGTCATTACAGTATCTACATCTGTTTGTCCTGAAGTACCATTTACAACAGCAAATTTCAATATATATTGATCATTGTCAAATGTACCTGATGGGTTATTAAACCTTGGCACATGATGTTGTACGTAGTAAGCATCATAGTTAGTTGCAGTTCTATCAACAGCAGTAAATAAATCAGCACCTTGCTCTATCTCTCTCATTCTAGAAGCATTTTTACTTCCTACTGGGAAATGAAATTGTCTATATGATTCAGATAACAAAAGTTCACGTAATACACCTTCACCATGTCCAAGTGCTTGCGTACCAGTAGTGATTGTTTCTGTTCCACAAGAAGTACACACATCTCCATCATCATCTAATATTTGCATATTTTGAATTTGAAGTGGTTCCATTTCATGATAATCTCTAGGATCAAATGAACAGTTACCAAATGTAGTGCTAGTAAACGCAGCAGTAATTCGTAACATACCTTTATTTAAACCAGTAGGTGACGCATTAAAGAACGCAGAAGCTTCATATTGTGCTTGAAAAGTTTGAGAAGCTGTAGCAGTAATCTCATTAGCAGGTGTTGCTGCACCAGTATTTGTAGTAAATAACTGTACAGTAACCATTGTGCTCCAGTAATCATCTCTTCGTATTTCATCAGCAATAGTAGCTAATACCCATGAAGGATCAATGTAAGGCTCATCTGTTTTACAACAGTAGTTATTACTTTGAAAAATCTTGTACATGTTGTGAGACATAAATCTTAAAGCTGGAGATCCTTTCATATCAACTCTTAAGTTGTATAAAGAACCACATGGAAAACATGTATGCTCTGCAATAAACTCTCCTTTGGAATTACCAGCTGCCTGATGAGCTTGCTTACCAATGAATGAAGTATACTTTGGATTTAAAATTTTACTTTTTATAGTTTCTTGATAACCACCCATTGCTGGATTATTACCAACGGTATCAGAACCGTAAGGGCTTGCTTGTGCAAAATAAAAAAGATCAGGATTAGCAGCTAGTGCACCATTTATAGCACCAGAATTTAAACTGATATTTCCATCTTTAGTAAACAATCCTAATTGTGCAGTTGCTGTGTTTAACTGCGCTGGTGCAATTGCTACCGCACCTGGATTTTTATACACATCCCTTGGGACGAACGTTTTTTTAAACGCGTGAGAAAAATAACTCATAATTAATAATTTTATAAATAAATAATGTGGAACTCTTTAAAGCTCCGTTACAAACAAGAAGGTTTTATATATATAATATACAAAAATTTAAATTAAACTGACTGTATATTAATTATTTTTTTCTGACTCTTGTGATGTCCTTTGTTGTTGATTCATATCACTTATATCACCGGCAAGTATTGATGCAGCAGAATCTATCATTATTTCTACTATATCATCTTTAAATTCACATTCTATGTCAGCTACAACAGCTTGACCAGTGTAAGGATCAATAGAACCTTGTATTTGAATTCTTCTAGGAGTTCTATAATAAACTAATACTGGATTCATTATAAAAAAATCTTTTCTCCATATTCTTATACCAGCATGTCCACCTGGACCTAAAGTTAAAGGATCAAAATTACTTTCTCCCTCTTGAAAAGTACAAAATGTTTCACCCCATTCCCAATTTGGATTTTTTAATGGATCTCTTAATATGACATCTATATTAGCAACTTCTGATTGATATACAGTCATTTGTCTTGCATGAGTACAAAAGTTTTCTTGATCAGCACCAGGAGCACAAAAACATGAAACAGCTTCTTGAGCAGGAACAGCAGGCACTGCAGGAATTGGTGCTATAGGATCTACCCCTGGTACTCCAGGAATAGGAGGAACATCAATATCAGGTCCAGGAACTAAAACTTCTACATCTGTTGTTACAGTTATATAAACTGTAACTTCCCTACATGTTTTAAATTGATACCAACATCCATCACTTCCTTGAGCAATATTACTAGGAAAAGACAAATTCATATCTAAAGCTTCAAGAGCAGCTATATATTCTGCTTGGGATAAACCACAATTATCATCAAGTTGAGGATCTATATATTGAAATGCCATCAAATCAGGATTAGTTTGTGCAGCATTATATGCTACAACATCAGCTATAAAGGGAGTATTTCCCAGTGCAGTATTAGCATAAAAATATTCACATTGTGTTACTAATCTTGGTTCTCTAGTAGTAACTTGTTGTATCTCTATTACATCAGGACCTGGAATAGTAAATCCTGGAACTCCAGGTATTTCTGGTATTCCAGGAACTCCCGGTACTCCAGGAATTTCTGGTGTTCCTTCAGTAGCAGCTTGATCAGCAAAACATTGCTGTCCACCACATTCAATTTTTTTAAATTCTAAATAATCTCCTCCTAATTGTGGATCATAAATAACTCCAAAATTACTACTTTCAAAGTATCCAAATGTGCCATTATAATTTACATCAACTCCAAATAACCTTTCTCTTTTTAATAAAATTTCTAAATCATCAATTCTTCTTTTAGACATTTCATCTCCTTCTTGACGCATATTTGTTCCAGCCAATTGCCTTCTAACCCATTCAATTTGTGCTTTATTAAATGCTTCAGATATCTCCCAAGATTGAATATTGTCATAATCTTGACTATCAATCTTATTGAGCCTTTGTTTTAACTTAATCTGGAGTGTTACATTATTCATTTATATTGCCCATTCACGTTCAACCTTTTCTATAATATACATTAAAACTTCATCATTTAGTGGACTTGCAATATAACTTAGAACATCTTCCATAGTTCTTCCAAGCTTTTCATTACGGTCACTATAAATAAATCCATCAGCTTTATCACTTATAATTCTATAACTTTTAGCATCTTTTATAATAGCTGCTAATTTTAATTCTTCTAATCCCATTTTAGAAACATTTAAAAATGTTTGAGCAGCTTTTGTTCTACTTGTTTCTGATCCTTCACCATGAATATATGCATCCATATTTTCATATATTGCATCATTAGGTGTTGAATTTACATAATTTGTACTATTTAAATCAACTACTTTTGCAACATACTTTAATTTAGTAGGATTAGAATCATACATATTTTGTAATGCAGCAAGTGCTTTATTTCTAATTTTAGAACTTGAAGTTCTAGTAGCAACAGTTTCTTTTAAATTATCTAAATAAAACTTACAAGCCGCTCCTTTTCTTTTAGCTGTTTCTAAGTCTTTAGCACATATAGAAAATCCACCAGCTTCAATTGCAAAGATCTTTATTAAATCATAAGGATCTTTTTTAGGATCTAAATACAAAGGATCATTTCCAACCCTTAAAGTAATTTTTGCCCAAAATGTATCATTATTTGGTTTAAGTAATTGAACCTTATTCCAAAATTCTGGATCATCTACAGATACAACATTTTGTGCTAATTCTTTTTCTAATTCAGCAACAGCTGTTCTTATCTGTCTTATTTTAGCTTCTCTTTTATCAGAAGGTAATTGTTTTATTTCAGGAGCAAATTCATTTAATCCCGTTAAATATCTTCTTACACCATTTACATCTAAACATGTAAGTTGTTCTTCATGAAATACATTGTCATATAATGATATTCCATAATTTTCTAATCCCATGTTTTCATTATTTGTAACAAAAGGACGTATTGCAATACTTTGATTTTTTGATTGTTGATATTTTTCAATCATTGTGAAATCCTCCATTGACACTTTAGGTTCAACAGTAGGTTCCATAGTTGTAGATTCTGTCATTTTTTCTTTTTTAGTTGTTTTTTTCTTTGCCATCATTAAAAGGTTTTTATGTTATTAAATAAAATTTAAAAGAGGGACCTATAAGATCCCTCTCTTAAATAGAAATATATTAGAATGAACCACCCGTAGTTGGATTCTTCATAACTATTTTCAATACCTTGGTAGGGTCTTTTACCCATATTGCCGGCATGGTTTGAGTCATATAAACTCTATAGCCATTGAATTGTCCAGATGATTGGAATCCTTGAGTTCTTCCCATATAATCCATAGTTCCATTTTGGTAGAACCATTTTAATTGATTATCCCAATTTAATTTCAACAAGTGAATGTTGTCATTTCCTTGGTCTGTAACATCAAAGATTATAAATGAATAAGAACTTAAAGGTCTTCCATCAATAAGTGGATTCTCAATATCATTAGTATGTAAGTTGTCAAATGCTGGATTCAATACGAATTTTACATTTGCTAAGAATGGAATTACAAAAGATGTAAATGAAAATCCATATCCCATATCCATACCTTTACCAGTAACTGCACCAACATTATCAGCATTAATTACCCAAGGATTATTTCCACCACTATTGATCATGCTAACATCATCTTTAATAGCTTTATTAATCAATTGCATACCACCAATACCTGTTTGTACAATTAAAGATCTTTGTGGATCTGGTCCATCTAACTCAACTTTACCTTGATAGAAGTTATAAAGCTCAGCTTTGAACATGTCTAAGTTGAATGAAGACTTATTGTAAACTCTTTTAAATGAGTTATCTAATTGTCTCCAAAGACCTACAGATAATCTAATATCATCTGGTCCGTCTTGCTTAACTCTACCTCCACGTCCCCACATTAGGTACGTTTCAATATCAGTTGCTATCTTAGAAAGATGAGCAGCTTCCATATTAGTAAGGAAAGTTCGTGAAAGATCACCATTGTCAAAAGCACGTCTTACATAGTCAGCACCCATAATATCTACCATTGATTCCAATGAAGAAATTGATGGATCCATTCCTTTGTCAAATGATCTCCAAATCTCAGTAACTGGAACAGTACCGTCAGCATTCATTCCTCCTTTAAGCATTAAGTCTGCTCTAGAAGAAATAGAATAATGAACATGTGCTTCAGCTCCTCCTACAAAGTTGTAGAATTCACGGAAACCTGTAGAAGTTGTTAGATCTGAAAATCTTTCACCATACTCACCACGTGCAGAACCTTTCCTAAAGTACTTAGTTCCAGCAGCTAAATAAGTAGTGCTAAAAGTTGCAGCGTTTGAATTGTTTACCATTTGAACAGTATAAACCCATCCTTCTCCTGCTTCATAAATGTCATCAGCCGTAATGTAAAGTTCAACACCATTATACTTATCATAAGTAATGATGTCTCCATGACCGAATGCTCTTTTACTAAGCATAATCTTGAATGTAGTTCCATCTGCCCCTAAATAATCAGCTGCCGCTTCAATATTTTTGATTATATAAGGTAAATCTTGTGTAACGGGAGTTTGCCACTTATACTCACCACGAGCATTATCCACCATAATTGTATTCTGACCACCAAAAGATGCTAATTGATATAAAGGCATTTCTACCTTTTGAGCTTGTGCCCAAATATCAATAGGGCCCATATCCATAGGCTCTGCATCCCCTAACATATTTGTTAAGTGATAAGAATCAACATGTGAACTAGCTTTATAGTTCGTATCACGTAGGAAAATCCCATTATTTAAAACTGGAGTTGCCATAATTTAATTCTTTTTTTATTTGTTAAACATTAATTAATATATTAAAACCTTTTAAATATATTTTTATTTCTTGGTAGTTTTCTTGAAGTCCTACCTTTACTTTCTTCTTTAACTGCTGCAGCACTATTTCCTTTTTGTGACTGAGCTGTTTTAAGTTTTCTAACTGTTTTTTCAACAGCTTTAGTTTCTCCTTTTTCCATTATCTTAGCTTTATATCCTTTAGGATCTGCTAGTAACCATAATGCTTCTGCTATTATGGGATAATTTGGTTCTACAAATTGGTACTTCTCTAAAAGATGTCCCAATAAATTTGTATTCTTACCACTTATTGAAGGGTAAGCTGGATTAACAAGTCCATTATATAATAATGATTGAGTCTTTTTATCTATTTTAGTTTCTCCTACTTGTCCTCCTTTTAAAGTCTCATATACATTATTCATGTAATTTTCTGAAGCTTGTTGTTGTTGTTTCTTTTTCATTTCTTGCTCTTCCAATCTTTTAGCAACAACCTTCTCTTGCATCTTATCTAACTTTGGTTTAAATTTACTAGCTTGTGTTTCAAGCTTACCTAAATCTTTCCAAATTTCTATTTCTTCTGCAATTTCTTCTGCATTACCATAACCAGTTGCGCCTAAGTATTCTCTAATTATACGCTCTTGATCATCTTCTTTTTTTACATCCAGTTCTTTAACTTCTTCTGTTCTTGATAAAGCTCCAAATAAACCTTTTAAATCTTTACCTCCATCTGCAACATATCTTGCTGCTATCTGTAGTTCTTCTGGTAAACTATTAAAAAACTGTTTAGGAGTTTCGCGTCTAACTGTATTTGCTTGCTCCTCTAAATTAGCTGCTATTAATTCTTCCCAATCTTTAGCACTATATTCATCCAGTTCTTTTTCATCATCAAAAGGAATTATTTTTTCTTCTTTAATTAGTTTAGAAAATACATCACTAATTCCTTCTATTTTTTTTCTACCTCTTTTAGGAGATTCTTCTGTACTTGTTTCTTCTCCATCTCCTTCAACTAAACCTAAAACTTTATCAACATCTATTTCATCTTTAGAAGTTTCTTTAGGTTGTTGTTTTTTAGGCTCTTCTACTTTTTCATCAGTAGTTTCTTTTTCAGTTTCTTCTTTTACTTCTTCTTTTACTTCTTCCTTTTTATTTTCATTATATAGAAAACTTGTATCAACATCTGGTTTTCTACTGAATAAATTTGGTTTCTTTTCAGTTTCTTCTGGAAGAGTTATTGATTCCCCACCAGGAGCTGCATTAAATATATCATCAAGATTAACATCTACTTGTTCAACCTTAGTTTCAACTGTTTTGGTTTCTTTACTTTCAGCCATAATTATTTTGGTTTTTAATGGTTATATATATAATATACAAAAGTTTTGTCACTAAACCTTAAAAATTTTTTTCAAATTTAAAATTTATGTTAGTATATAGCTAACACTATTTTTTACTATCCTTTGTATTCTTTTTTGCTTTACTTTGCACATCATATTTGTTTTTATTTTCACGTGCAATTTGTAAATTTTTGTTAGCAATATCCCTTTGTGTTGCTAGTTTTTCCCTATCAACAGTAAGTTTTGCTTGATCTGTAGCATTTCTTTGAGCAGATTCTTCTCTTTTAAAGTTCATTTGCTCTCTATACTCATCTCTTTTACGCATATCTTGCATTGCATCTTTAAAATCACCTTGTTGATTTTGATCCATATCAACTTGACCACTAAAGCTTGCACCTCTTATTTCAGCAACCATAATATCCTTCTGTCTTTCTTTTTCATTTTCTTGTGATTGGAAATCACGTTCAGCTTGTTTTTCTTGAGCTTGTGCTTGAAGTTGTTGTTGTTGCATGTCTTGCTGTTGCTTCTGTTGTTGCTGCTGTTGCTGTTGTTGTTTAGCTTCAGCTTCTTTAAGTATATCACTTACTTCAGCAATAGATTCAGCTTTAACAATATTTCCAAGATCATATATAGTAGCACCTGTAGTATTGTTAGTCATTGCCATTTGTTTAAGTTGATCTAATATAGCTCTGTGATTTGTTTTAGTTGTACAGAAAACATTAAAGTCTCTTAATAATAGATCAGTACCATTCATTTGAAAATTGACTTTTTCTGCTTCACTAGATATATAGTTTAATCTAATATTAGGATTAGTACTATGATAGTATTGTGAAAGATCAGTTCTCATTTGATGCACTCTTGGCATAAGATGATCTGAATGTTGAATAAAATACATTTCAGTTTGAGAAAAAGATTGTTGCATTGCTTGTGTAACACCAGTTGCTGTTTGTTGTGCCACAGGAGCTCCCATTCTTTGTTGATTAATACCAATAGCTTCAAATGCTTGTTGTTTAAAATGATTAGCTAATTGTATTCTAGACATTATTCTATTTGTTTGTTCTAAGTTTAATGTTTGATAATGATTAAAATTTGTAGCATTTTCTGTATTAGTAATAGAAGTATCTAATGGTAACATACCAAAATCCTTCATTGCTACATATGCTTTTGCCATATTATTCTTACCCCAGTCTTCTCCCATTGAATGACGTGGTAATGCATTTTGATCAAACATGATAACAGTACCAAGTTCATCTACAAGTATATCAGCTATTTGATTATTTACCATATTATAACCAACTTGATATGCTTTCATAAGATCTACTAATGAAGTTGATTTAGTATTTCTATCTGAAAATACTCTTCCTTCTACTGGTAACTTGCAACCATATAAAGAATTTTCTCCTTTAAATTGAAATTGTATTCTTCCTGGTTTAGTTTCATTAATACCAATATATATTGGATTTAATTCAGTTGATGATTGTCTCCATGTAGCTGGCATATTAGGTCCAATTTTAACTCCTCCCCATACTTCATTAATCCATATCCAATCTACATGTTCTCCAAAAGCAAGATTATCTTTTGTTTTATCTTTAAATAATTGTGTGTTATAGATTGGTTTATCTGTAAGCTCAAAAGTTTCATCAACAACCTTTTGTACAACATCACCATTTTCTAAAACTCTTGTTAAATGTCCAACTTTTCTTTGAGTCTTCCAATAAATTGTAGATACTCTAAGCATATTTCGTTCTCCCCATTGATACATATCCTCACCATTGCTTAGTATAAACTTTACAATATCATCACCAGCACCAGAATTATTTTGCCAATTACTAACAAATTGTCTGTAACCTAATGAAGGCATATTAGTATTCCATTTATGAGATTTAGTTGGATCATAAAATGTACCATCATTTTGATACCCCATTGTAGCATATTTAACATCTTTTGCAGGATATATTTTCTGAAGAGATCTTAATTGTTTTTCTGTCATAAGATATCCATAGGCATCTACAACATCTGAAACAGTCATCATTTCACATTTACCTACATAATTAGAATCTGATATATATCTTGAATTAGGAGACTTTTGATAGAATGTTAATACAGGATTCCATAATTCTACTTCATAATCATCTTCCATCATTCTGAAATGCCAAAATTCTCTGTCACAAATAAGCATATCTTTAAAACCTCTTTCTTCTAATTCTTGCATTTTAAATCTTTCTTCATCAACAATCATTTGATGTGTTGCCCATTCTTCAACTAAACTTCTATAATCTTTAGTAAAAAAGTCTTCTATTTCAGGTAATGTTTTTAATTGTTGAGGATCTAATTTTTGTTGAGCTTCTTCTGAATTAGGATCCATACCCATTTTAATCATTTCTAATAACATCTTTCCTTTTGCATCAGCTAATAGATTTTCTTCAATCATTTTTCTTTTATGCTCAAGCATTTCATTGTAAGAAAGATCATCAACAGCTCTGAATTGAACTCTAGAAAATCTTTTGGAAAATTCTCCTGTAAGAACATTTACAACATTTGGTATAATAGGATAAAATTTAAGTTCTAATGCAGATTCATCTGACTTAGTTAAAACCTCCATAAGATCTTTATAGTCATTATCTTCTTCAACTATATAATCAGTTTTATCAATAATACCTTTTGCAAGCTTATAGTTTTTGAGAATTTTTCTTGCATTATGTTTAAGGTATTCCATTCCTTGTAACTCTAACCAATCCAAATTCCAAGCAGCCCAATCATCATCTTTTTTCTTAGCTGATAAAAATTGTATAGGTTGTGTAAGACTTGATGAAGCTGGATAGTCACCACTATCAACCTTTGCACCTTTCTTCATTTGTAAAGCATTAAGTACTCTCATATCATTATTTCTTTATAGTATAGGTGATAACAGCATTTTCAAATGTGCTATTAGTTTTCCAAGATGGAATATTTGCGGTTGATGTAGTTGTCCAGTAATTATTCATTTATTTAATATTTTTAAATGCAGACTTCTTAAATTTAGTAGATCCAAGTCTTTTTTTTCTAGCTAAATTTTTAAAAGGCCTCATAGATAATTTATACAAATTTTGTGATTTTTCCAAGTTATCTCTTGACATATCTTCTTCTTTATGCTTAATATAGCCTCTATTAGACTGTTGTATCCTAGCAAATGCAATTAATGCAGAAAATGCTACAAGTCTATCCACGTTTAATCCAGGGAAGTATTGCATCATTTCTGTTAATAACATTTTGTCTGGAATTCTTTCAACTCCTAAATTTGTTTTTAATACATTTCCATGCTCATCTGTATCTTGATTTATCTCTTCTCTAACAAACTCAATAGCATAAGATATTAGATGACTTTTAAATAGTGTACCAGTATTTTTCCAACCATATTCTTGAAAAACATTTTGATTAGATCCTAAGTCTTTTAAAAATACTATCTGTTGTTTTGGTACTAAATATTTTTGTTTCTTTTTAGATATCATGTATTGGATAAAAAGAGATATATTATTCTCAACTAATGTCCAAGCATTATACCATTCAATAATTAATTCTAATTGTTCATGTGTTTTGTTTATATCATCATATCTACCACACCAAGATGCTACAATTTTATCACCTTCTATAAATGCTTCAGGTTGATCTTTACTTTGTCTAGTTACTTCAATAGGATTTTTATAAACAAATATACTACATAAAGAATCTGATGTAGTTGTTTTACCTTCTGATACAGGGTCAATAGAAGCATAGTACATACCAAATGAAGGATTTTTAACAGGCTTCTCCCAAACTACTAATACTCCAGATTTATCTTCTAATTTTTTATTAACAGGGAAATTAAAAATAGGTAGCTTATTAGACTTACTAGCTTTAATACTATTAGATGTTCTTTCTAATTTTACAAATTCATATGCATATTCTTTTTCTTCAATTCTTTTAAGTTGTCTTGATATTATAGCTTGTGGAAATATTGCTTCTTTTCTATATGCAAAAGCTTCTGCAATATCTATTGGTTTTTGTGATATTCTTAATTGATATTGTTCTGGGTTTAAATCTTTTTTCCATTGTGCTCTTTCTTCTTTTATAGCATTGAGAGCTTGCTCAACTAATGAATTTCCGTACTTATCTATATGAGGAGGCATAGACCATTGTTCAGGAATAAATAAACCTGCTTTACCTATAGTTCCTTTTTCATCCATTAAGTTTGTTTCTACTGCATATATATCATTTCCTTCTGGATTTAATATCATTTGTTTTAATGGATTACATTGATCAAGATCACCAACAGAACCAGCTGCAATAAACATACCAGTAGTTATCATACCTGATGTCATTGCAGGTCTAATATACTCAAATGTTTGATCCATTTTAGGAGCAATACCAGCCTCTTCATGAAAGAAATAAGTACAAGGTCCACCAACACCAGTTGTTGGATTTTTTTCAAAAGAAGCACCTTGAATTTTTGACATTAAACCTTTATGTGTTTTTCTATTGTTAACTCTAACTTCAATTTTTTGTTCCCATAATAATACTTTAGCTGGATTAGTAGGTCTATACCAAGCAGTATGTTCATTGAGAAATGTTTTATATTCTTCTAAAAATTTCCAAGATCCTTTATCATTTATGTAATCTTTAAGTGATGCACCTATTTTACATATAGATCCTTCTTCAAACCAAAATTGATTTAATACTTTAGCCATATGAAAATAAGAAGAAGCTATCTGACGTTTTTTAAGAATAGCTACATGTCTATAATGTAATTCTGCAAGTAATTCATATAAAGCCATATGATACTGTGCATCCCTTACTTTAGCAAATCCGTACTTTTTTTCTTCTTTATCAAAGATTGGTAAGAAATTTAACCACATATAATAATCTCTTGTAAGATAAAATATATTTTTCTCACCATAATATAAAACACCTTCTTGACATTTTTCTTTTTCAGAATTCCAATACTTTATATAATCTTTAGATCTAAAAGGTTTATTACAATAATAACCTTGAGTATTAAATATTCTAGCTTGTTCATTAAAAAGAAGGGCAGTTTCATCAAACTGATACTGCCCTGGCTCTTTAAAAAGTGTTAAAATAAAATTTACAAAGTCTTCTTTTTCTTTAAATTCTTTGTAGTCCCATTCACCATTTTTATATGTAGGAACTTTTTTATACATCTTCTAATTTACAAACTATTGCATCCTGAGTTAATAAAATATGACGTTCTCCATTGTGAATAAATTCTTTATCATCAACTGACATATTAATAATCCATTGTACAAAATCTCCAATTTGAAGATCATCAAATACTTCTGGACCTCTTGCAACAATAGTACCTTGAGGTTTTTGTTGAACTTGAGAATCAGGAAGAATAATTCCTGAATTAGTTTGTTCTACCTTTTCAACTGGTTTTACTAATATTCTTTTACCAATAGGTATTACTTTATAGTTTTTAACATTTTCTTTTATCATAGTTTTAAAATTTATAATTGATCATAAGCTAATCCCTGCCCACCGCGGACAGAGCTTTGTTGTTCATTTTTCATGTCAGTATATGCTCCTTTAAAAGATTGTCTAATTTGATCAAACTTAGCAGCAGTGTTAACTAATGCAGTTAAATTACCATCTCTACCGTGATCAATAGATGTAGTCTCCATATACCTAGCTAATCTATCTAACATACTTTTTATTCCTTTATATGCTCTATATGTAGGAGTTTCATATAACTCTTTACAAGTATCTATAGCATGTCTTATTGCACCATCTTCACTTGATTCTTCAAATTGTATTTCTTCTATAATCATATCTTCTTTTTCATGTTCAGGTAAATTAAAAAAAGGATTTAAATCAGGATCAGGACATGTCATATAAAATACATATTGATATACAGATAAATAAGTATCTGGATATTTTTCCATAATTGTTTTTAAAGATTTTAATGTATAGCAATGTTCACTAGGTACAACTTTGTTATTTTGTATATCAAATAATTTTATTAACATATTGGATTATCTTTTAACCACATTATTAAACTTTGTATTTCTTGTTTTAAATATGGTAATTCATAAATAATAATTTCTTTTACAACAGGTTCCCCATTAATATATTTACTTATTGGATATCCATATTCATCTTTTCCTTCTTCTTCAAATATTACATGTTGTATTTTTAAATCTCCAATTTTAAGTTTTGGATTATGCTTTTTAATAATATAAGCATATAAACTTAATTGAAGATTATAATGTTTTAAATTGCAATCATCTAAATGATTTACAGGTTTATACATTTTAGATGTTATTCCTTCCCAATTAGTAAAACCTTTTTTCTTTATTTCTTTGTTAGTCTTATAATCAAGTATATTTATTTTACCATTTACTATACTAACAAGATCAGCTTGTCCACATAATCCTGCAGATTTTAAATAGACAAAATGTTCTGGATATACACCATTTTTTAATTTTTGTTCTGGTGCAATTTTAATTCCATTTTGATCAGTAATAGGTTCAATAATTGGAACTTCAACACCATCTCTTTCTATTGTAGAAAATTCTAATAATCTTTTTTCTCTTTCATTATGATACCAATTACCAAGTTCAATAGCTCTTTCTGATTCTTTATTCCAAATATCTAAAATTTTTTTTGGAGGAATCTTATACCACTTTGATCTTTTATTTTTAGATGATTTTTTAGATTGTGCTTCTGCATTAAATTTAGGTTTAAACATACCTACAAATGATGTAACACTAGTCCATTTAATCTGATCTTTTTTAAGATCTTCATTAAGACTCTCATATATATGACCATCTTCTTTAAATATTACTGCCATTTTCTTTTTGTTTTATTTGTTGTTTAATAAGTTTTTCAGATTTAGCATCAACAACAGCAGGCCATTTTCCTTTTGGACAACTTGATGACAAGGCTCTAAGTTTTAACCCTAAACTACAACCACAATCTCCACAACATGGTTGAGTTCCATTAACAGCACATTTATCTCCTTTACTATCTAATTCAGGACATGTAACACAATATGACCATCTTAAATCTGCAATTTGCTCTACATCTTCTTTTTTAAAGACTTTATTTTTAACTCCTTCTACTATTTGTTTTATATTACCAAAAGCTCCAATAATTTTATTTATTCTCATTTTTGAACTTTTTTTTATTTTTTATATTTTCATTTAGTTTACCCAAAGCTAATTCCATTTGTTCAATCTTACTTTTAACTGGAACATATTTCTCATAACCTTTATAAGTCATTTTTTCAAGATTACCTAATATATCTTTTTGTCTTTTAATAGATTT